TTATGTTGCCCCTTCGTCAAACTCTTCTTCCTCTTCCTCTTCCTCCGAACTCTCCACCACCAAATTCAGATCGAGTGCCAATCTATAAAACGCCTTCCAGCGGATCTTACTGTACTTCCCTTCACTGATAGGAGGTTGAAATACATGATTGTAGACGTGTTGATCAGTGATGTAATCATGTTCCCTGGTCATATACCTCTCTTCAATCAGGAAACGCTCCATCCTAGGCATCCATTTAACAACGCGCTCAATACGTTCACAGTAAGCCTTACGCTTTGCCTGCTTATCTACATTGTGTACAGCTATCTCAGCTGTTTGATCGCTAACTTTACCACCACGCGGCATGTTGCTATATCCTGCGATAATACTTGCTTCCCGATCATCACTAGAGGCGATAAGGAACTTTTTCATCCGATAGTCATCGAGTGCATCTTTAACCGCTGCTTCCGTAGCCTTCCGGTCGATCTCAGGTAGAAAGCTTAATTGCCCCACGCTATCACCTCAATTTTGTAAAGATTCCCCCGACCGAAGTCGGGTCCATTCATCAAAACGGAAGATCGTCATCACCCGTATCAACACCAGACATCGGATCTCCGCTACCTTCCCCATCCTTCACATCATCGAACGTGAGCTGGTTCTCATCTTCAAAGTTCACCGTTCCGTCATGCTCGATATTCCCTTTCAAGCCCTCTCTGTACTTCTTCTGATGTTCTTCAAACTCCTCGATGCTTTCCTCAGACTCAGTGATCGTGAGCACCACATCATGACCAGCTTTCTTGTAAAACTCGAATGATTTCTCTGCTGAAGCATCGCCCTTAACTTCGAAGTCCAGCACCGTCTTCTTGGCATCCTTGGATGATTTCTTGAACTCAGCTGATAGCTTATTCTCCACACCTTCGATACTCAGAATCACAACTGATCTGGTCATCTCGTTTAGCTCCTGCTTGTGCTCGTCCTCGCCCTTTACATAAAATTGCACAGATTCTTTTTTGCTGTCTTTCGTTTGCTTGTTAAACTCCGCTTTAATAGTAATAGACATTTATAATTGCCCCTCTCGGATAATGGTTTAAACTTCTAATTGCCTGTTATTACGTCAAACACCGATCTCCCGACTAATCCATGCCTTAATCTCTTGGATGTCCCTAACAAGCTCAGAGAGCGTTGAGGCGGTACTTTCTTTAATCTTCATCTTGACCAAGTGATTCAATGCCCCTTCGATACTGGAGAAGTATCCTTTTGGTTGAAATTGTTCTTTCCCATCCCTATCTACTTTACCGCTATATTTTTTAATGACGAATTGCTTCTCGTCAGACTCCAAGTACAGGTTATCTTCTATTAAAACTTTCATATAGCATCCTCCTTCGGCTCTACCATCATCTTCAACTTCTCAGCATTCTCAGTGACCTCATTAAGCAGCTTGATCATCTGCGGATTAACGCCTGTCGTCATCCGCTGCCTTATCTGGCTCTGCCAATCGTTGTATTTGTATATCCGTATACCGTATTCAGCTAATACAGTTCTAACAGTTCCCATTAATTCGGACTCGCTTTTCAGGTTGTTGTACTCCCACTGATTTTCATCCAGCTGCTTACGAGCTTCATAAAGTTCATTTGCGAGTTTTGAACCGACTTCCTTACCCAATGATTTGCGATTTACTCGGTCCTCCACATACGCTTCCAACATCTCACGTCTGGACCCGAAGAAAGGGTGTCTGTCTGGATCGATTCTGGACATGAGCATGTATTGATATATGTCAGAAGGAATCTCTACAAGTCGGTGTTTTGCTGGTCGTATTGTTCGCAACGCCCCTGTATCCGGGTAGTACCATATCAACCCTACCTCTTCGGGGAGTTCTTCCTTTTGAATTAACCCCTTCGGACATACAAAGCTGAATTTATTGCAGTACGCCATGTAACCAGGCCACTTCTGATCTTGCATAAAATCAGATCGGCTCACCTTTACCTCGTAGCCAGTCAAGCAAGGATTCGCCCAACTAGGTTTCATAGCCAGTGCATCAAACTTTAGGAGCTCGTTATTATCGTATGTCCTTCCCGTCTTTACCTCGGTCAGAAACATGTCATCCGTATGCCGACCAGCAAGTGCTTGCTTCACCTGATCAGATCTGATTTTAGTCACCAACTGGCACCACCCTTCTTGATATACCTGCCGTTAAAGCCCACTTGCGATCCAGTGATCTGAGCATCAACATATCCCTTCTTAGGTGGCGGACCATCTGCACCGATTTTCTTGCAGTGCTCAGCTATCTGCTCAGGTGTCCATTGTTCTGTTTTAAGTCTCTTGTCGTACATCAGATTCATCTTCCTCTTCACTAGCATCAGGGCCTTCGTTGAACATCGCTGCACACGCTTTGGAATCAGGACGCATAAACACGCAGTCATCGCCCGTAACTTGGCAGCTATCGATTAAGTCCGCCGCAATAAAGTAAGCACCATATTTGCCTTCTTCAAGTGCCTTCTGAGCCGCTTGTAATGCTTTTTTCAATCTTATATTTTCATTGAGATACTCAGAGGACCTGGCACATTGTTCTTGATGTATCGCATACAATCGGCGACGTTCTTGTTTCAGTTCTTTTATCTCAGCATCTTTTGCAGCCAGTTCCTTGTTCTGCTTTTGAAACAGATTAGAGTCGGCCTGATATTTGCATATCCAGCTTGCAGCACACTCATTTGCCTGTTTTAACTGGATCTGAAGGGACTTAATTTTTTCGTCTTTGCTTAACGGGAATCGTCTTGTCATGACCTGACCACCTCAATATCCATTCGCTTGCCGCTCGTGATTCACTTCGTTTTTGGCGGCGTATGCTGCTGCAATGTCCTCAAAATCAAAACCAAGGCGCTGCTCACCGAGAGCGTAAAAGATGTATATCGCCCCTCTGAAGTGCTGTTTCTGCCATGCTTTGAAGTCTTTCTCAGATTCTCTTATCTGTAATTTATCGCCTAAAAGATAACCAACATTGATGAGCAGCTCCGTGAATAACAACCCCGTTTCCCCTTCGACATAATCCTCAAAGACACATAGATCATCTGCCGAGTATTCAAGTTGTCGAGCGATGGAGAGAAAGAAATGTAGGCAGTCTACATACTCCTCTAGCAACGGGTTTTGAAGATACGTGCCATCTTCAAGGGCAATGTCGATCCCCGAAGTTTTAACTAATGAAGGTATCGCTGTTCGTGGTTCCCGATCATTACTCCAATGCTTAAATCCTCGCCATTCATTTGCTAGTTCTGCGATCTCTACTTGCAGCGCAAGAATCGTATTCGGTAACAAGTTTTGTCCTTCTAGCCCCTTCTCCTTGATTATCTTGGCGTCCAGCGCCTTCTGCATTTCGTACATTTGTTCAAGTTTGAGTGTCATTTCTATCATCCCTTCAAAATAGTGTTAACTGCTCAATCTCTTGTGTCGTGAGCCTCTGTACCGCAAACCTATCCCAATTTGCTCCCGGCCATGCACCTGCATAGTCATCGCCCCGAAAGTAAACTATCTCTTGGCCTTCCGGGGATAGGGCTCTATTGATAATTCTAGCGGGACCATTGCGGATAACATTGAGATCGTGTGTCCAGTCACCGAGAGGTAATGATCTTATCTCTTTACACAGGTCTGCTCCTTGCTGCCATGTGATGGTTTTCATGCTAAATCTTCAAAATCAAATAGTGTAGGCATATCAACCATCATTTCTGCAGCCTGCAGGTACCCAACTCCATCGCGGAAGTAATCACCGTTAAGCTCGATCCCGTATCCCTTGCGGCCCATTTTGACCGCCTGTACTGGCACTGTCATAAGACCGCCGAAATAATCAAGGACTACGTCACCGGGATTGGAATACCTGTTGATGATTCGCTCTACAATGTCGATCTGGAGAGGGCATACATGCATCTGTTGACGTCTCTGACTTTGAGTAGTATTCAAGGTCCTCATACGGTTGATGTCGTCCCATACTTCGAATGTCCAGGATCCGGGAGCAACAACCATGAACGAGGCTGGAAGTTTACTGTCTTGGTCCAGCTTCTTCGCAATCTCGACATGATCTTCATAGCTGTATACATTGTCTCGAGAAAATTTCCGATATGCCGCCTGTAGCTTATTGACTGGTATTGCAGCTATTTCTTCTTTGCTCAATAGTCGATCTCCTGAGCTGCGCCAATAACCGTGAGCATCGATCTGCCACTGCGCCCGAGTATAGTCTTCTTTACTCTTGCTAACGGGCTCATCCGCATACGCTGTGCTTGTATCACTCGGCAACTTCCGGAAGAGGAGGATATATTCAGGGCATCCAACACCCATCTTCGTACCGTCCTTGCATTGCTCCGACCAACCAAGTCGATATGTCTGATTGTTTTCGCGGACCACATCAGTAACTACCGTGATCATCCCAAAGTATTGAAAGCCGTGTTTGATGTAGTGCTGAATACATAAAGCGTGAAATGGCTCCATAGTCGGCATCCCTGTGCCAGTTGCATTGCCGAACAACACCCGATCTTTGACATGTATCGCTGCTACTCTTCCAGGCTTCAGGATCCTGAGCGTTTGAGGCGTTAGGAAATCCATCTGCTCGAAGAACTGTGCTGTATCTTCGGTATGACCAAAATCGTTATAGCTTGGCGTGTACTCGTAGTGATTGCCGAATGGGATAGATGTATGAATCAAGTCCACGCTGTCATCTGGCATTTCAGTTGTCTCGAGCACACAATCGTTATTCACAGCCGTGTAAAGCCCTGTTTCAATCTTCACTCTCTCCACTCCAATCGATCTGGCCAGCTTATCAATCACCGATGTTCCGGACAGCCCGTATTTCTTAATGACCTCGATCATCTTGCTAACTAGATAATCATGTTGCTTCCACTTCTCCATGAGAGTCTTCAATATTTCCGATTCAGACCCCATGTAGATAAAATGGATCTCGCATTGATGTTGCTGCTGGAACCGATGAATCCGGTGAACGGCCTGTATGGTGTCGTTGAATGAGTAGTCGATACCAGCAAAGATGGCAATATGACTTTGCTGCAGGTTAGCACCGGATCCTAATATCTCAGGCTTGCTCAGCAACACCGTGTACTTTCGATCTTTCCAGTCCAGTACCCGTTGTTCTTTTTCCTCATGTGACAAGCTGCCATATACCGATGCAACCGATATTCCAACCTCTTTCAAAGCCCGTTCAATAGCGTCTTGCTCATCGTTGAGATGGCACCATACAACAATCTGTTCAGGCTGATTCGCCTTAATGATCTCAATAACCCTCTCAACACGCTCTCCAATGCTTTCACGCTTTTCACGTGCCGCATCTTTCAGTCCGATCGCTGCATCACGCAAGAGGATCATCTGTCCATCACGTTCGAATCCTGCTGCAGAATGGTCAACTTCTAGTTCGTGGTACCTGATATCCAGCGGTGGCAAATCATATCCGGTGTCGTCATACCCTAAATCGCTTGGCTTCGTGATAAACAGCGCCCATGTGGATACCCATAACCAAAATTCATCTTCTTTGTGCGGATAGATCGTAAGGTTGTTTGCCTTGGTGCTATCCCGTTGGAAAAATCTCGTCAACGCCTGACCAGTGTCCATTACCTCGAGGAATCCAGCGTAATGGATTAACTCTTTATACTTATTGGGGCTTGGTGTAGCTGTGCAGACCAGCTTATACGGAACGCCCTTGAACTTATCCATGAATGTCTGGAAGGTCTTACTGCCATATCCTCGCAACACGCTCGCTTCATCCAATACAGTAGCTGTGAAGTAAGTAGGATCGATATCCCCATCCCGTACTCGCTCGTAATTGGTTAGTAGAATGGATCCGGTAGCTACTTCGATCTCAGCCATGTTTCGTACATATTGCGGCTTATCCAGACCTAGCAAGTTAACCGCATCATTCTCGAATTCTAGCTTCACGCCGAGGGGAAGAACGACTAACGCTTTCCCGCCTTGCCGCTCTGTCACGAGCCTACAAAACTCTAATTCTTGTATGGTCTTACCAAGCCCGAAAGCTTCAAACAACGCCCTTCTTCCGCCTTTGATCGCCCAGACAACAGAGTCCCTTTGATGTGGCTTGAGAGTAGGGTGTATATCATTCGGGGAGACTTCAAATCCAGTCTCTTTGGCTATTTCGATTTTTGTTTTCAGGAAGTCGATGTAGTTCACTTAACTTCCTCCTTCCTAGTGGACCATCGCGGGCATTTGATCTATATCTTCCGGAGCCACCCACACCGTGTCCCAGCTCATGGAGAATGTTTCGTTTGCCTCCGCTTGTGCAGCAGCTAAGAGAATCACGTTACCGTTTTCTCTCGCAGCGTCTCTCGGTACCGCATTGCCGATATATTCCCGAGCCTTGGCATCCGAACATCCTTCAAGTTGGAACGGTCGGCCGTCTGGTAAATACCGCGGGAAGCTTTGAAGCATTGCGAGCTCATAGGTCGTCATTGGTCTATGCCATGTACCGTCTTCAGCGATCAATATCCATGATCCGCGATCTGTATCCGCTGGGATTCTCGGGTCTGCCAATGCAGCCGAACCAGAATGTACATCTCCTGATCCCGTCACAGTCTTTCCGGGTTCGTTCCAATCTTGAACTCCATATGATCCTGCTCTTGGCTTACACCCAAGGCGAGCATCTGCCACCAACGGTGCTCCTGACTGTACGTCTGTTACGCTCGTGATTGTCGCCGATGGTTCCTCCATATCTTGCATCCGATATTTGTCGGTATATCTATTCTTTAAGTCCGATAGGCGAGGGTCGCTTATACTGGCTGGGCTGTTCATAATCCGATTAGCGCCTCTGACAGCCTTCGCTGATTCTTCCCATTCCTGAACACCGTAACTATCAGGCATCAACTTGGTTTTAACTCGTGGATCGGCGACTGCCAAAGCACCACTTCCGAATCTTGTTCCTGTGATACATGGCGAGGTCTCGTCCATCCGAACGATCTGATAGACTCCTGGATGTCGTCCTGCTCTATCGGTAAGTCTAGGATCAGAGATGGACATTGCCCCATTGTTTGGCCCGTTTGCGCCAGTTACTGTAGGTCCTACCTGATCATCCCGACATACACGATAGATGGTCCCGTGAGTGCCTTCTTTAAGGTTCACACGTGGATCGGATATTGCAGCAGCTCCGTTACTTCTACCCACTCCAGCCCCACCAGTTACCGTTCGGCTTGGTTCCTCATAATTTTCAACCGCCCAAGCTCCACCACGAGGTTGATGAACAATACGGTATTGCTCAAATGGGACATCCTGTAGATCTCTCCAATCCCCACCCGCTTTGATAAGCCCTAAGCGTACCCAAGTTTTCCATTGCAGATTTGGGAGCCTATGAAGCGGACCTCCTGCTTCGATATCACCAGGCATTGGAAGCGGCCCGATTACATCACCAATTGTTTTGAGCGGCTTCTTTTCAGGATAAAAAATGAAGTTTGGTATCTGTGCCTCATGCCGTGCCATGATTAGAAAGCGAACTCTGTTTTGTCCAAGTCCTCCGACTTCGCCGAGGTTATGATCAGCTCGCATACTTACGGCATAACCGTACTTTTTGAGCGTCTTCTCGATCTGCTTCAATAGGCTCTTCCCTCGTGACCGGATGCGTGGCACGTTCTCCAGTTGAAGGATCGCGGGAACGCCACCGCCATACAAAAGGCAAGCTTCAAGTGAAAGATCAATACCTCTAACAGTTAGCTGATTAAGAGATAGATATTTGATCGTCTTCGCCGACTTTTCGGGTAGCAGTCCAGACAATCCCTTGCACGGTGGAGAGGTAAAGAGGAAGAATGGGATCTGATAGCCGAATGCAACCCACATATCCCAGGCGGTTACTTCTCGCCATTCTGGTGGCGGCTCATGTCCGTGCCATGCGATGTATTGCTCCCGCGTGAATAGGTCCATGACTCGTGATGTTTTTGTCCCAGTGATGTTGTCGTGATTGAGGCAAGCAACAGGATCGTTGTCGACGCTACATAGCAGTTTAATCCGGTACACCTTACCTCCGTACTCCATTTGAGATTCCAACAATCCGGCCGATTCACCGCCGATTCCGCCAAACAATACCGCTGCCGTTTTGTACTCAATGTTCTCTAATACTTGCAATGGTTTCCCTCCCTTCACCTGTTTCCTCTATCGATCCCTAATGCTATCGCCATCCTGATTACATCCATCTTGCTGCGCTTAAGATGGCGAGCTATTTCGGTTCGAGTGCCAAACGTACTGTAATTTTTCAGCATCCACGTTCGATCTTCATCCGAGATGACCACTGGAGGATCAGGAGGGAAGATAATCTTCAAACTGATATCTTTAATTTGTGTCTCGTCTTCGGTGAGCTGGTAGCACCCTTTTTTAGGTTTAACGAGCACCCCGCGTCGTGTAAGCTCGGATAATATTCCGTTGAATGTACCTATTTTGATACCTACCTCACGAGCCGCTTCGGGACGCTTTTTTAATTTGTAATATGCCTTTAACATCTCAGCTTGAGCGGGTGCAATATGACCTCGTTCAAGAAACTCATTAACCCTTTCCTCAATCTTCGGGTCCAGTTTAGGCATTGATTTTCGCTCCTTTCCCTCAAAATAAGCACGCCTGTTCTGTATTTTGGGTGTGACTCTCCCTCGCCACAGGCTTCCCAGGGCGTTTGTTGGTTTTTTCAGTTTTCTTTTTTTTCTTCTTAGGTGGTGGTGGGTTGATGATAGAATCAATAACTTCCTGCTGATATTTTGGATAATCAGATAATTGCTTACCTCGTCGGACCCGATAGACGGCCTCGCATATTTTGGCGATTATATAGGCATCTACCACGTTATTATTCGGATGGGAATATTCGAAGTGCTTGAGAGCGCCAGCAGCCATTGCTGCCTTCTTCTCCTTTTCTCCTTCCAATCGAACCTTTTTACCATCAATAATCTTGTATCCCGTAACCCCAACGTATTTTTTCACTGCTAAAGGCTGAACCTTATCAAAGGTAAGATTTTTTCTTGCAATCATACCTTCAAGCCCACCGTGAATCTGTGCTGTAGTAATAAGCATCTGGCTGCCGTTAGCAATACCTTCTTTCAAGACCTCGTCATCTGGCATCAGTAGACGAAACAGCTGATTTTCAAGTGAAATGCGCTGTTCAAGCGTAATACCTCCCGGCTTTTTTTCTCCCTTCCCTATGATACTTGTTTCGAGCTCTGGATCTCCGTCCTCGTCCAAGGCAACAACGCCCGTCTCAGTTGCTGGATCAATACCCACGAACCGCATCAATTAGATGTCCTGTATGGCAAGATCAGATATAAGCTCTGGCTATCATCCACAGGCTTGATAATGATCGGGCTCATTGTTCCAGTGAATCCGATGTGAATCTTGTCGCTCTCGATCACCTTCAGCACATCGAGCATGTATTTGGAGTTGAACGATATTCGGATAGGTTCGCCTGTAATATCTACAGCTTCTAACTGCTCGATCACCTTACCGACTCCAGATGAAGTTGATTCAATCCTGACCTCACCATCACCGGAAGCTTCCAGCCGAACGATGTTCGTCTTTTCTTCTCGGGCCAACAGAAACGCTCGGTCAATAGATTCAGTCAGCTTCTTGGTATCCAGAACCAACTCTGTTTTGAATTCGGTCGGGATTATCTTTGAAGTATCTGGGAACGTACCATCCAGTATGCGAGAGTAAAAGAGCACATTGCCGACTTTGAACAACACCTGACTGTCAGCGACTACTATCTCAATTGCCTCATCGTTATCTGGAATGATCTTATTGAGCTCACCCAATGTCTTGCCCGAGATCGTAACGTCGTGAATAGTGATATCCTCTTCAAGCGCCGACTGTGTGCTTGCCAGCCGATGACGATCTGTGGCTAAGAGTTTAAGCTGACCGTCTATCAGACTCCAAAGTACTCCAGTTAAAATGGGTGACGTTTCATTTGCAGATACGGAGAAACCAGTTGATCGGATCATCTGCTTGATTAGACTTCCTGGCACCGAGATCGCTTGATCATCATCAACTGCCGGTAGTGCTGGGTACTCTTCCGGGTCCAGACCTACCATATTGACCTTTGACTTTCCAGACTGGATTATAGTCGAGAATCCCTCCAACACTTCTATATCAACTGTGTCCTTAGGCAACTTCTTGATTATCTCGACAAAGAACTTTGCAGGTAGCACCACGCTACCGATTTCCTCCACCTTAACAACTTCTTTGCCGTTGTCAGTTGCTGGTATTGTCGCTTGGATCACTGTTTCGATGTCACTTGCGGTCAGTGTCACACCATAATGCGTGACATCCAACTTAATTCCTGTCAGGATCGGGATTGTCGTCTTGCTGCTAATCGCCTTGGATACGTGCTGTATGGCTTCGTTCAGTTGATTTTTTAGGATACTTATCTTCATGACTGCACCTCCAACAACTCAGGATTATCGTGCACATTTCCGATGACCACACAGCGATATCCAGCGATACTTTTATACTGTTTTGTTACTTCCACTCTGTCGTTGTCCTCTGAGTAATGGATTGGATTCTTAATGCATACACCCTTACTTGCTGTGATTACTACTTCGCCAATGTGATACCCATCTAATGTGAAATCTGTACCGTCAAACACATTTCCTGTTTGGGTATGATAAGTCTGTTTTGCGATGTCACCTTCCCAAATCTTCAATCCTTTAAAATCTGTTTTTCTTGTAAACTGTCCCACAGTTTCAGGATCTACTTGATATGTTCCGTTCGCTGTATACAGCCAGTATTCTTTCCCTCCGTCAGACAGCTCTACTACATGTACACCAAATCCATATAACCATTGGTCATCACCTACTAATGGTTCAATACTTTTGGCACGAAACTCGTATTCTCTCATCCTTGCACCTCACTTTCTCAATTAAAACCACGCCGATAGATCAGGCTTTGGTTTATTGCTCTTAGGCTCCTGCGGTGGCTCTAGACGCTTCTCTGGCTCGGTTGGTGTATTTGGTTCTGGTTCAGCAGGTGGATCTGTAATCGGCTCAGATTCAACCGTATCGAACTCTTGAAACTCCCATCCGAGTAAGTTGTATTTCTCGCGAAGTCCAGGAAACTCCTGAACCATGCGACCATGGTCATACTTCTTCATGAGGGCTACTGTACGATCGTAGATTGCCAGTTTCCTTGCCCGTTCTTCTGGTGTTAATGAACTCAGTGGTTTGTCCAGCTCAGCTGCGAGTTTGAATTTAGCGGATTCGGCCCGAGCATATTCTTCATCGTCTTTTATGACTCTGCTCATGCTCCCTCACCTTCTCAACTAGTTTTTCTTTGTCGTCTTTGGTTAGATTCAGGAATCGCCCCGTCTTTCGGTTAAACATCATTTCGAGGATTCCCGTCCCAATTTTTCGACCTTTCGCTACTATCAATTCAATAATTCCTTTTTTTGCGGCATCCGGATAATAGTAGTCGTCACGGTAAAGGAAGATGATAATGTCGGCATCAAACTCAATGTTTCCAGACTCCCGTAGATCAGACATAAGGGGACGCTTATCTTGCCGATCTTCACATTTTCTGCCGACCGAGCTTATAGCAACTACCGGAATATTAAATGTCCGAGCCATCTTTTTGAATTGCTTGGATATATAGTTGACTCTATCTGCCGTGTTGTTAAATTTCTTCTCACTCTCGATCAGTTGCAGATAATCAATATAGATTATCAAATTTGCATGTTTCTTGGACATGGACTTGACCTGTCGCCAAATGTACTCAACGGTCATTCCTGGAGAATCGTCAATATAGATCGGTAGTCCATCCAATATCGCCATGGACTTGCTATAACTATCCCAATCATTTTCAGTTAGAAGCCCCGTCCTTACCTTCTTGCTGTCGATGTTGCCAATCCCACAAATGAATCTCTCAGCCACATCCTTTGCAGGCATCTCACCTGAGAAGAATCCTACTGTATTACCAGCTTTAGCCGCAGCTATGGAATCATTGACGATAAGAGCGGTTTTTCCTATGCTGGGTCTAGCTGCGACGATGATAAAATCGCTTTTCTGATGGCCGCCTGACATTTCGTCAAAGTCTTCACTCGCTGTCTTAACCCCTGTGACTCCGCTTCGCGATCCTCTTGCCATAATCTCTTTGTGGTGACCTTCTAAAACGTCGGCAATCTGCACCATTCCATCATTGATACCTTGATTTTGAAGGTCCTGCAGTTTTTCTAGTTGGTCTTTTACATCTCCTACATCAACCGATCCATCCGACACAGCTTTACGAAAGGTTAAAAGTGCTTGTCGTTGGATATTCGCTTGTCTAATAATCTTTTGATAGTAGTCGAAGTTAGCTGTCGTCGGAACGGAGTCTCGTAAATCAACGATGTAACTTAGCCCACCGATCACACTTAGTTCCTTGCCCCATTCTTCGCCTAATACCTTGATGTCGAAAGGATCTGTTATCCCGGGCTTTCCTGAGAGATGTTCGTTTGCCCAACTCAGCATCTCCATCACGATTGTGTGAGGACCTTCAGGGTCAAAATCGTTAGGTGTTAAATAGCAGGTATCCATCAACTCAGAGTTTTTTAAAAGAGAGCCAAGGACCGCTTGTTCTGCTTCAAGACTCATGAGCGCTCACCTTCCGTTTCGCCACTAATCTCTCCAGACGCTCTCTGATGTGGTCTGGCATTGGGATGGCCTGCTCGTTGTATGCTTCAAGTTCGAGCTGATCTTCTTGTTCCTCCGCGCGCTGCAACTCGTAGAATGATGGCTTGTCTTTATCTACTCCTACGATGTCAGAAATGGTAGGTGCATATTTGCATGAGCGGATATGCTGACCTAACCTCTCCTTCGCAATGTTGTAATCCACTTCTTGAAGCATCTGCTGCCACAGCTTAGTGACAGGGACAGTTATTTCAAAGAAGGGATAAGCGGTCTTTATCACTGCCAGAAAGTTTGCCGTTTCCGTTTGCTTCATGGGCCGCTCCCTCCTCGTAAAATTGATTCAAAATATTCATCTCATCCTTATTGCGCTCATGCTTGTTTTTAACTGGGTTCTTTGCCTTATCCTTTCGGATCCATACACGAATGGTTTTGTTATGATCGACTTTAGTTTTCTTGGGATTGTTGGTTTGCCACTCATCGACCATTTCGATATAGAGATCAACCGTGTCTTTGCCGAAATCCGTTACTAAACGATCGTATTCTGTTTGGGTTAAAAATACGGTGTCCATAAACTTGATTTTCACCTTATCTTCCATAGGCTCAATTACCTCCGTTTCGGGTATATCTTTTAAATCTTTTATCTTTAAAGATTTAATATCTTTCTTGGTACGCGACGTAGCGGTCAGTTTAGCGGAAATCTGACCGCTAATTAGTTGTTTCGAATCTTTTTTGTTAGGTTCAAAACTGACCGCTACGTCGTTGTCAGATTTCATTTTCCATTCGTCGTAATTTTTATTAAATGAGAGTACCCTACTTCTCCGGTCGCCTCCTGAAATGACAAGGAGGACGTTTCGCTCAATTAAGATTTGCAGTTCCCGCTGAATTTGATTTTTATGAGTTTCCAATGCCCCTGCTAGAAATGTGAGCGAGAACCTGTGCATCTTTCTTTGAAAACCGTAGGTATACCGCCAAACGATTAGTAGGATACGGAACTGAGTTCCATTGAGATTTATTCGCGCAGCCTGCTCCAAAATTTCATGAGCTATCCGAGTGAATCCATCCTCGATTTGCGGTCTTGCCATTCCTCCTCACCAACGTTCAGGTTGTAGTTTCTTTAGCTTGTTCTTCAGCCAACACTTCTCGGACAGCAAGCGTTAATATTTTCGCCAATCTATCAATTGGTACCGGGCTAGTTACTCGCATATCTTCCAAAGCTGCTGATAAGCTGTTGCGGATCTTATCCTCAGTGGTTGGCTCCTCTTCGATGGTGTAGTCGTTGACTAAGGCTTCAAGAAGTCTATCTCCATTCTCAGGGTCAAGGACGTACTTCTTAATTGCTAAAGAGTGATTGTTATCACCTGATTCCACTGGGTTGAATAACTTTATCGCAAAATCACGATTCGTAAACCTACCTGGATTTTCTCGAAAGTAATCAATCGCCTCTGCCACATCCATTGGAAGTGCCACCTTCTTACCTTCACGCTCAGATACCAATTCATTATGAAGATCAACCAATGTCTGCGCGTGAGTAGCAAGGTCATCAATTGCTCTGCCTAGAGCTTGGCGAGTCTGTTCAAGTTCCCGATACACTACCTTGTTAGTTTCTCTGAGGCGGCCGTATTCTTCCTCAGTGTATGTGCGTTCTTCAAGTGGATTAGCATCGAAAAATTTGATTATCCGCCCTAAATACTTTCCCTCAGTGACTTGATAATTCGGATTGGCATCAAATAACATGCCATCTCTCGGGATTTTCCTTGCTTCTACTACCTCTCCTGCTGATAAATGTTGTTGGGGGTACAAAACCCGAATCTTCATTACACGCCACCTCCGATCACTAGCAATTGACGCTGAGCTTCTTCTGTGCCATCCTCGGACAATTTTCCGAAGCGTAGAGAGTGGACCAAACGTTTAACCCGATGTTTCCCATGCTTGTTAACTTCGTTTTGCAGCTTACGTAAATGGTATTTAGACATTTATAAGACCTCCAGATAATAGTGTTTATTGTTGATCAAGTTTTTCTCGAATAGCGCCAGCCTGACAGCCTGTGAAGCAGCATCCTTCGTGTTGTTCTCGCCGCTCAAGTGTGTGAGATAGATTCGCTCGCCATTACCTTTGACAAGCTTTTGTAAGGCTGCTGCAGTCTGCTCATTGGACAAATGACCGATGTCTGACAGGATCCGGTTAATGATGCTCTGCGGTCTGTTGCATTGTTCAACCCGCTCGACAACGTGATTGGCTTCGATGATGTAGACATCCGAGTCTTTCATGGCACGCAGCATGTCAGCATCTACATGACCTGTGTCCAGGCATACCGAGACTTTGCATTTATCGTTCCAAACCGTGTATCCAACCGGATTATAAGCATCATGATGAGATTTAAAAGCGCCGATTCTTAATTCGTCAGTCACCGTTATTTCACCGGTTGAAATGAAGTCTTTGACCTCATGTTTTAAATCGTCATCTACACATTTGATGCCTTTCCATTCACCTTCAGTGGCGAATACTGGAATCCGGTATTTGTTAGCCAACGGAAGCCCTTTGATATGATCTCCATGAGCATGAGTGATAAAGATAGCTTCGATCTGATCTGCTCTGATACCAACTTCTAGCAAGCGCTTTTCAATCTTTGTTTTGGGAATCCCCGCATCGATCAGGATCGTCTTGCCACTGTCCGAGGTGAGCGCTATACAGTTCCCTGAACTTCCGGATGCAAGGATATTAACTTCCATCGGGGATCTTCCCCCAGGTCTCGTTTTCTTCCCGCATGTCGTTATCTGCAAGCATCATTGCAAAATTGGCAATATTGGCACAGCGTCTGCGGAATTCTTCATGACTGGTGCATTTATAAAGTTTTGCGATGTTCTTATCGAGCTGCCGCGACAGAAATTGATTTGTGCAGTTACTCCAACCGCCTTTATTTTCGTTGGCCCGCAATTGCTCTTCCATTGTTTTTGCGAATCCGTATACTTCTGGGCGTAGAATAATATCACTCATATCGAACGCTCCTTTTTAATCCGATTCTGCCACTCTTTCAGGTGAGTGCACCCCTTCGCTGGTTCCTCATAAAACCTGCGTCCCAGAACAAACGAGACAAACTTATCCGTGCTGCGCTCGTAGTACATCCCGTTTAGGACTGGCTCCCCTTTCGGGGATGGAGGGAGAGGATTATCTTCGACTTCGATAATTGCGAACAGGTCTAGCTGCTCCACGTCGGACATTGCCGCCTACCTCCAGTTCCTCTTTGCATCGATGGCATACACGCTTTCCGCGGATATACTCCTCTTTGTCGGGGTTTATTTCATTGCCGCATATCTGGCAATCTGGTTGTAGAGTATAGACTTCAACTCTATTCTGGGAGCTCATCGTCTTGGGCTTGTTTCTCAGCAATGTGCAAGTCCATGATCTTCAGGTACGCCTTAATCTCTGCAAGAGTGGGTCCATCACCTTTAATCTTGCAGTGTTTTTCCATATGTTCTGCCTTGGCTTCTTTGGTGGTGATCCCAAGTTGTTTATATTTATCTTTCATTTCTTCCTTGAGTCTATCTACTTCACTTGTTTCGTCTGTTGGTTGTTCGACCTCTTGAGGTGGAGAAACTTTTTCCGCTTCGGCTGCTGCGTTTGCCTCGGCTGTAATATCTCGACGAGTAGGTTCGATCGCTTGGTCACCTTCGGAGGTAGAGTTAAGTGCGATCATGTTATCTCCGACGGTTTGAGCGATGTCATACTGCTCTTTAACAGCTCGCGTTGCAGCATGTTTCTTACACATATCCGGATCAAACGAACCATCTTCAAGCTTCCAGAATGAAGGGTTTTTCTTCGCATACTTCTCAAATTCTGCTTTATCGCAAAGAACAATGATATCTTGCTTACCTTCACGCTTTGCGATAGCATACGATCCAACGACCTTCCCTCTAGGGAACCTAATCTTGTGGCTGATTTTTGTAATGACACCTTCTTCATTCGTGGTAGCTTCGAAATCTTCAGTTTCATTTTCACAAACCACTTGTCTGTGAACGTTGTTGTAACCATTCGACTTTTGAGCAAGTGAATGTAACCCTTCATACTCAACCCGAATATTTACATCTTGACCATACAGGATGGGTACCCCATGACCGAGGCTAGGATCAAGCCCCATGCGGTTCATTTGATACATGAAGAGGTTAAACTGTGGGACGGTTAGTTTCTTAGCAATGGATTCTTTCATTGCCATCAATTCAGCTACCCCGAACTCTCCGATGGCTTGAATTTGGTTAATATCAACAGCTTGAACTTGTGTATTTGATTTAGCGGTAGTCATATGAATGATTGCCTCCTATAAATAAATGATTTTAGTAATGCCGAGATTGCGATGTACTAGATGTAACTTGTCTGATTCAGCTTTACTTACTAGCCAATCTCCCGGAGTTGCAACGTTAGCTGAGATGATAATGAGTTGGCGACGAGTGGGGCGTTTGCCGTGTTTCATAGACTGAAGTTATTGGCTAGGAACTCGCCGTCCTTTTTGAGATGGTGGAACGATCCTGATAGATCCCGAACGATGATGTGAGTGTCATATTCCGTATCCACTGGATATGTCGTGCCTTCAATAAACTGACCCGGAACGGTTTGTTTGCATTTGATTTCTTTGATCATCCGAATTACCTCCGATAGATTAATAGATTTGGTTTATGGGTTAAGTGGCATCAACAGTGAGTTCCTTACCTCCGACCGCTCTTGCTGTAATCAGTTGCCCGTAGACAAGTGGTTTATCTGTGAATTCACCGTAGGAGTCGATGAAAGTAGGAGTGACTAAGCCTGATTGATTGTGAAGGAATTCTGTAAGCTCAAGACCTGCAGTAATCCGCTCACCCGTGGATAGACTCGTATAGTCCTTACCGTTCATTTGGATCATGAAGAATGCTTTAGGTTCGTCCGATGTTTTGTTGTACTCTTCTAATCTGACTGATAGTGTTTTGAACAATGCTTCTACCTTGCTTACCTGCAGTTGTGCTTCTTGTGCCTTGAATGCCTTGATCGCATCGAGAACAAAGATGGCGTCATTCTTAGCCTTTAATTCATCAACTTCGTTTTGCTTAGCTGTTGCCAAATCTGCGGTAGCTTTGGCGTGTGAATCTACTAACCTCAATGTGTTAGTAATCTCGTTAACTCTAGCGGTTAAATCACTAACCGAATGTTCTGTATCTGGTAACAGCGGCAGTTCTTCCAACTCCGCAATGAGTTTTTTCTTATCTGCGATCAATCCGTTAACGCTAACGGCAATGGTTTTTAGTTGGTCTTTGTGAGTCTGCTCCGCCTGCTCCTTAGCATCATCCTGAAGATCCTGACCACACGTTGAACATGTGCTCTTAACCTCTTTAGAAGACAACTCTGCATGTTCGGACTTCCCATCTGCGATTCGGTCAGAGAGTGTGGAAATACGATACTGAAGCTTTTCGCGTTCTCTGGATCGATCTGTTACTTTGCGAACATCTTGATCAAAGGTATCGATCTTATCCTGTAGACCGCCCAACTCAGCTTCCAAAGCAGCACGGTCAATTTCAGGAGGGGTACCGTTTTCTTTCAATTGTTTGGCGCGGTCTTTCGCTACTCCTTGGGCTTGCTGGTGAGCTTTATCGTGCTTACCTTTAGCCTCTTTGTAATCTGACTCCATACCTGCAACAGACTTCTTCTTGAACTCTTCGGAGAGCCTGGCAGCCTGCGGATTAAACGAGATATCCTTCGCCTTCTGCTCTGGAGTAACGCGACTCATTTCTTCGAACACTTCTTTATTCGAAGGGGCTATCACATCTTTCATGACAAAATCCCTTTGCTTGGTCCAATGCAGGTTGAAAAAGTAAGCTGGATTATAAAGTGATAAGAAGGTGTCTTTATCGAATAGTCCACTGACAAATGAGTTGAATTCAGTCGCAGTCTTAGAAGACTCATCGATATGAAATTTGTTAGTTCCATTTACAACACTGCGTTTAAGAACATACTCTGTACCATCAACTTCAAGTGTGAGTGCAGAAGATATGTCATCGTACTCGTATGTTGTTGGCGCTGGATCGAACTTGCCCCCCAGTAAATCCGTGCCATACAATGTCCATACGGGAGCTGTGCAGAGTGTTGATTTACCCTCGCCGTTCTTGCCGGTGAAGCGAGTTATTTCGCCGTAGTTAACTTCTTTGCTTTGGACTCCAGCGAAGTTCTCAACGGCCAGTCTTACAAATCTAATTACCTTTGCCATTTGCTAACCTTCCTTTCCGTGATATTATTGAGTTGTATATTTTCTTTGACCGCTCTCTACTGGGCGGCTTTTTTTATAGCTCTGCAAGTTCTTGCTCGAGCCGAGCGATTTCTTGGTTGATGGCCTTAACTACCAGAGTGTTAATCTCCCTGATCATCCCTGGCGAATCAACTTGTTCCTTGGGGCTAGTTGAGTTCAATTCCGTAAACAAGTTGCCGTACCTATCTTTAAATAAGATTTTTTCAGAACCAACAATGCGTTTGGATTGATCTACCAGCACACTGATTTTTTTTATGATTTTACGAGACTTATCAACCCGTTCACCCATGTACTCCAATGTCTTATCGTCCATGTTTTCCCCTCACTTTTCATTTATTTTCAATCGCCATTAAGCTCGATTTCCGCCGCCTTTTCTTGCAAACTCTTGAGCATTGAAGGAATATTCAGACGACTAATAATGTCAGCAGACAATTGTTCACGTAGGTTCTTCTCAAGGGTATTTAGGACGGTACCTTCTGCTTTTTGTCTAGCTTCAGAAATCAGAGTTGATACTTTGCTTTCCAACTCATTGCCCAAGATATCTCTAGCGAAATACTCAAATATCGTGTACTTAGCATCCCGCTCATAAGTGACGCGCTCGCCACGTTCGTTTAGGACTTTTCGTTGCAAGAAGTCGTCGAACTGTTTGCCTACAAATTCGGAAATAGATTGATACTTTACTTCCGATCCCCAACTGCTAGATTTGACTGGTATCTTCAAGTTCTGCAGCCTTTCCTGATAAACGGTCACCAGAAATTCATCCGTCACCTTATCGGCAGCTTCCTCGATTTTTGATTCGATAGTAGATTGCACTTGCTTTTCAACCTTGCTGATCAAGCGATCTTGCAACCCCCGGACAACTTCGTTTTTAATCTCGTCTGAGACACTGCCCGTTTCCGAATCAAACCAATTTAATTCCAATTCGACTTTCAATTTTGTCATTGCAAATCCTCACTTTCGCTTCAATTTGGCTTCAAAACCCCGTTTTTGGCAAAAAAATAATAGGACTACTGATTTTCAGACTCTTGGAGGCCAGTTCCATTGACCATATTCTGAGCCTTGTTTGACGCCAACTACTGGCAGTTGAACACCATCTCTAGTCCAAGCAGCTAGATTCACAGTGTCGTCATCATTAACTTTCACAATGATTGCGGCACGTACTGATCCTGTTTCTGACATGAAGTAATGCACGATACGTCCGATTGTTGGTTCTTGCATTTGGTTTCACCTCGCTTTCTGATTTTAATTACCTTGGCAGTCATCACATGTACGTGGATATCCAGGCTCTTTCATATCATCCATGTACTGGCCGCATTCATTGCACATTAGGCCGTTTAAGATCGATTCAGTAACTTCACCCATTGTCTTGTTCGCCTCCCTCCAAGCTCTCTACGAGTTGTTCTTCTCACCAATCATCAACAAGTCCAACGCTGATTCTAATAGCCTTACTTATGAGCCGCATATCCGTTTGAGATAAGTCCCCGATTTTTGATTCTAACCGCTCCTTATCTATGGTCCTGATCTGCTCCAGCATCACAGTTGAACTGTTAGGCAATCCGTTGTCATTTCCCAATTGAACATGTGTAGGAATAGGTTTTTTATCTGCATCTGTGATGGCTGCGACAATAGTTGTCGTACTGAACCGGTTACCAACATTGTTCTGTATGATCAGCACTGGGCGTGTGCCTTGTTGTTCGCTGCCGCTACCTTGTCCAAGATTAGCCCACCAGAGTTCACCACGCTTTGGAAAGATCATGCCAGCCACGCCTCCCATGTTCCTCGACGGACCCGACTAACAAAGTCCTCGAAGGTGATACCGTATCGAGCTTCGATGTTGAAGTAATCAAAGTATGTGCGGAGCTTAACACGCTGTTCATCCGACATTGCTATCCCTCCATGTTCCGCTTAACTGCTTACGGTACAATGTATATTGTTTACGTGCATGCAGAGCGATTAACAAGCGACCTCTACATTGCATGCGTTCCTCCATGGACAGGAAGAATGCCATTAACTCACGTAGTTGCCGATCAGTTTTCATATAAGTTGTGCCTCCATCGACATTTGAGCGTTAGCTTGCTCTATATCCCGAAGCAGTTTACCGTGTGGCCGCCAGTCATGCACATAAGCCCTTGCCTTGTCGAAATCCTTGACTAAGGTGTTTTTGTAAGAGTTGGTATTGAAGTAACCTTTGAAGTCCTTCCAGAGAGCTGAGTATGTTTCGCCTCTGATCGTCTTGTCCAGATAAGCTGGGCTATCTTTGCCACCAAGTAAACTGACAATGCTCTTGTTTGCGAGCATCTGCAGGTCGTTCTGCTGTCCGTAATCAATTGTAGTGTTGTTCTCCAGCTTCTCGACACGAGATTCGAAGGCTTGAGTACGCTTGTCCAACAAGAATATAGCTTGGAGCTCTTGACTGAGATGAGTGTAAATATCTGATTTAACTGAGTAGTAGTCGTCGATCAGCATTTCGTAAGCGTCCCAAGCATGGTCTGTACCGAGTGACTTGGCGTGCATCCATGCACCTTTTTCAGTCCAGAGGTAGATAACGTTGACGTTTGGCGAAACGTCATTTTGACGACTCGCTTTAAAGCTTCGCAATTCATCACCTTTTAGTGCGTAAAAGTGTTTTCCTTCTGCATAACGATTTTCGTTTCTCTCAAAATTCTTACTGATAAGTTTGGTTACCGTACCCAACGATTCAGCCAATTGCGCTGTTGTTAATACTCGTTGTCCATTGTGATTAATAATTTGAAGTTTGTTCATGTTCACCATCCTTTCAATTTTCTAAATCAAGTGCATTCAACGCCGATCTCAATCGGAGCAACCCTTCCTTGCCGCTAACACTGATTGATTTTGCAGGGATGTAAATGCCGTGTTCAGAGTCATAGCATTCAGTCTCTAAAATTGTGAGAGTTGTTGTTCCGCCACGTTGTACCACTGTTGCAACTTGATCATCTGTGAGGCATACCGCCTGTTGTTCCATAACACACCTCTCAATCGGGAATATATTCCACAAACTTGTTGACGTTTATACGGTTTTGCCGTATACTTCATCTTGTACATAATTCTTAATTTCTAAGAATTGCAGGGCGTAGTAACTCCGTCGGATTCAACTCAAGGTCTTCTACACTACATATCATTTCTACCTCATCAGCATGTAGGGCGGTCGAACCATCCATCACACGATAGAACCTCCCAACAGGTATACCGGATTTAACGGCGACATCCCTCAGCGGGACGCCTTTTGCAGAAATATGCGTTCTAATCCTTTTAAACAAAGGTTCGACGTTATTTGTATCTGCCAAGGCATTCACCTCCGTTCTATTTGGTTTTAGCCGATTCCTAGTTTCTAAGAATTTCGGTGAGTCAAATATAACTCTTAATTTCTAAGAATGCAACCCCTTTTTCTAAATTAATTTTCTTAGTTTCTGCGTTTCTAGGAATAAGTTCTCTGTTTCTCGGATATTATGTTAATATCGATTATCAAGGAGAGGTGAATAACTGATGCTACCGGTCTACGCAAAACGTCTGAAAGAAGCACGTTTAAAAGCTAAACTTACACAGGTTGAAGTAAGGCAAAATTCAGGGATTAACAACAAAACATTGAGTGGGTATGAAAACGGTGTGAGTGAACCTGATTACGAGACTTTAAAGGTTCTTTGTGATCTCTATGGCGTAACAACTGACTGGGTCCTTGGAAATACAAATAATCCCCACAGCGAGTTGACCAAGGCTGAAAGGGATTTGGCAGGTAAAGTTATTTTAGGTGATGATTCTTTTGTAGATGTTCCGATTGAATTTGAAGGACGTATGTTAACGAACGAGGAAAAGATTAAGCTTCAAGAGTTAGCGAAACTGATTCTTCGAAAAGACAGTTAAGATATTCTTGAATTAGTGCATTACTCTCCTGAGTGTCGTCAGATATCGATCTTAGAAAGTTAGCTGCATCAATAGTATTATTCATAATGTTTACCCCCATCTTACTTATGGATTTAGATAAAATGATACGGAGGACTCTTATGGCGCTTACCCTCGGGAAGTGCCTATTGCGTTCCTGCCGTGAAGCAGCCGGGATAACTCAGGCGGATTTGTCTGATCGGCTGCATAAGGTGCTCGGCTTGTCGGTGTCGCCACAACTCATCTCGCTATACGAAAATAACCGCCGCCCAATGCCCCCGCTTAATATGCGGGGTGTGTGCATCATTCTCGGTTGTACCGAGGCCGATCTTTACGAATGGCCAAGGTAATGACGCAATAGGACGGAGTAGATATCTTACTGCTCCACCCCGGGCGAAACTCAACAATGTTGTATACATAACTTTTGTCAACAAAAATATTATGACGGTTCGTAATACCTATTAAATCCCATATATGACCAGTTGTAAACTTAAATTGGGGCGCTGAATTTCATACATAATACGACAACATATTACAAATCCCTTATGGTATTATTGATTGGTTCAATAAAAAGAGGCCTCCATCTTTGGAGGTCTCTTTTCTCGTCTATGCTATTGATATCGCTGGATTTACAAGTATAAGTTCATTCTCAACATCTTTATACCTATGGAAGGCAATCGGACATCGTTTAGAATTTTTGTCGATTTGGTGATCAAAGTAAGCAACCTTATATATCTTGTCCAGCCAAACTATCTCGTCCACATTCAAAGCATTACTTCGATCCACTACACTAAATCGATAACCACTGTTATTTAAAACTGTTACCCAGTATTTCAGTGGACCGACCATGTAATACTGGTTGTCCTTGGTGTGAACAAAGATACTGTCTTTAACTTTGGGGTTGCACTCCAGGAAGATGATGTCGTTAACCTTGAGAGAGAACATGCCTTGTTTGCCCTGGACATCCCTGGTTACTGTTAGACAGCCCATCCGGATCAACTCCAATGCTATTTTAATAATTCTTCAGGTGTTTCTCCGTTGTAAATATACCAAAAGCTCGCTGGTTGAACGGATATTTCTGCAAACTTTGTGAGTACGCTCGCCATTGCAAATGCCATCATTTTCATATCACTCACCCCCCTTCCGGTGAATTAGTGTAAGCGATTGAGCAAGAAAACTAATTGCAATAACGGGTGACGCTATAACTAAATTTGCAGCTACTAACAAAAATGAAATCACTTTAAGTTTTGGATAGTGCTCTTTTTTAATTCTTGATTGTTTCTCTATGTTGGATGGGGAAAATATAAGCACGAGTATAAGACTTATTGCATTTGCACCTTGTAATGAAATGGGGGAAAAATGAATCAAAGACATAACGGTAAATGCCCCTGTAGTACAGAGAACACATTGCATACCAGATTTGAGATGTATTCCTCCTGATACTTGCCGAAGAATTGCATATGAGACTAGAATAATAGCAATTTCCTTTGTCCTACCAGTGAACAAAGATATTGTAAGAGTAGCTGCAATGATGAATACAGCGTTAAGAATTAATGATAAAGAGTACTTCAAAACATTGATCGAAGTAGGGTGCTCAGGGGCAGCTGCCTTGATCCTCATTGCCATTTGTAACGCTATTGATTCAATCATCACTGCCACGTTCCTTCCGAATTGCATAGTACAACAATAAAGCCATACCAAACGTTGTAAAAAATAAATTTAGCCAAACTTCATTTTTGTACATAACAATCATGAAGAATATGAAGAACAATGCGATTGAACTAATCAAGATAAAATGCTCTCGTTTTAATCGAAGTCTCTCGAAATCAAATGTAAATCCGATACCAAACTTGTACAAAAGATAACCTAAAATAGTTGTTGAAATACCTGTAACCATCTGAAGTATGTATCCGTTAATATCAGTTGACTTCGCTACCTCAACAGTTCCAAATATAGAGACCATTATGAGTGTTTGGATAAGTCCGAATGCTAGATAACCGGTGATCGAGATAATAACTGACCACACGATCGGGACCCGCCATACTGTCGCTAATAAAAGAGCGAAGAGAGTTAAGTTAATGATCGGGACAATAAAAGCTAATTCAAGCTCATACCTCATTACAAAGCTCTGAATACACATGATAAGAATTATGAATAGTGTTGGCCAAAGATGATCAATAAACTTTAGTCTGTACACCGAGAGCATTAGAATAAATAATCCAATGCCCTCAATCATTGAGTACAACAAAAACTCTAGTGGCTCCCAAAACACCAAGAACAGCTCCTCACGTGACTAATTTTTCTCTTTCTTTTTACGCCATTCGTCGAGTAAGTCTTGGTAGTTTTGGATCGTAGTTTCAAACCAGAATGAGCGGTTCCCAACTTGTATATCAGGATTGGGAAATAACTTTGTTTTGCGCGTATGATGAAAGTTCTTAGGGTCGACCTCGATTTTGTCGCAGACTTCCTTGTTGCCCAATAGAGGAGGCAACTTTTTGCCGCTTATAACTCCTCTGGCAGTTTCCAACTCATCGATAATCACGTGGATCTTCTTTCCAACCTCTCCCCCTACCTCTTCGGCAAACGCGCGATATTGATCAATCGTCAACACCAGCACCTCCAAAAAGTTTTGATATTATTTGGTACAACTATATCATACGGTATTACCGTATAAAACACAAGGCTTTACCGTATGTTTTTGAAATTTATTTTACGCAGATAAAAACCACTGAAATGATCAGTGGCTTAATGATGCTATTTTATTTTCTTTAACATCTCTTCCATACCAAATTGAAACACTTTGAACGGCCTGTTGCCTGCGTTATACTTCCCCTTTCCGATTATCCATAGATACGGAAAAACCTTCTTCTGTGGCGGTTGCCAGCTCTCATTTTCCCACTCACCACTCACGAAATACTGTTCGTAACGGTTGAACTTTTCCGTCATGACCTTCTCGGTATAAATGGTCCTCTGAATCTCAACGAACCACGGAGCTCCTTTCCAGATGACGAATGCGTCTGGCTCCGGTTGCCCCTTACTATACTTGGGTTCAACTTGAAACATCCTCGGCTCCTCGATCCGCTTGATCTGTTTGTAAAAATCAGCTATGGCGAGGAAGTGATTGATCTTTTGCGAATCGGGTTTGATCCTTACCTCAGCGGGGAAATAGATATACTTCCTTCTGTCGGTCGAGCACTTTACAGCCCCGTCTCTCCTAAGCCGCTTTAGGACTAGATTCGTCTGTGTGATCGGCTGCTTTGTATGCGAAAAGTGTAACTCTGCTATATCGTCCCGAGTCAGACATCGGAACCGTTCCAGATCAGCTACAATTGCCTTGTCGCGGTCATTCATCTCAACGTTCACACTTAGAGCAGCGTACCCCACTATGCTCTGTTTGCTTGCCACACAATCCGCAATAAGCCATATACCAAAGTATTTTTAATCTCATCATTTACAGTACCCCCAACTCTATTGAATTATCGTCTTGCGGCTCGTATGCGGTCGTTCTTGGTACATCCAGTGTATTTATGTCAGAATGTCGCTTGAATGGCTCCAGCAGCATCCTGGCATCCTCAATGCTTATGTGTGGACCCTGTACATACTGACAGCCATTCAGCTTCAGGACCATTCGCCCTTTCTCACTTTGTTTTATCGCGGCTGCCTCTCCACTGCCAATAGTGATTCTGCTATTGATCTCGTCGGCGTGCCTAAAAGCCATTCTGACCGTTAGGTTGTTCTTGAGCTTGCCGTCAAGTATATCCGCATCTGGACGCTGCATGGACAAGATCAAGAAGACACCCAGGGCACGACCTATCGTGCTGATTTCTTCGATCCCGTCCATGATGTCTTTTTCTTTCTTGAGCAAAGCCACCTCATCCACAGCTAAGACAATGTAAGCTGGTTTATCCCATTTAGGTAGATCATCAACGTGTGCGACTTCGTGGTGGTCAAGAAGATCCCCGCGCTTCTTCATTTCACGGCGTAGTTTCAAGACGATCTTATGAAGCCCAGCAGCATCCATGACAACATCTTGAGCAACGTCCCGAAAAATGTGGAATTCAGACCGCTTCATGTCGGCGCAATACAGTTCTAAGCTATCTCCGCAACTCCGGATCAGTGTGGTTAAGATGGATCTTAGAGCCACTGATTTCCCGCTTCCAGTCTCCCCGGCTAGAAGTAGATGTGGATGTTCCACCATGTCATATAACACATCGCCTGAACGTGTACGACCTACGTAGACGGGTAGACCGATTCCTTTGACGCATTCCCCTATCCTTTCGGCGTCGTACTCATACGACTCCATAGACGTCCTGTAGATGCACATCACAAATGTCGCTGCATCCTCGCCCTGCTCCAGTTCTGCAGTTGCTCCAAACACTTGCCGAAATAGCCAGGCTTTTTTCATGACCTCTTGTGGATCCAAACCGGTTGGAAGTCTAAACGCCGCCTCTGTCCGATTGATGTACACAGTCACTCTTCGTATAAGAGGGTAGTTTCGCAGCTCCCGCCCTTTATACCCCTGAAACCGATAATACATGCCGCCAATTCGAAACAGGTCCATGAGCTTCCTGCGTACCACCTGATCAGGCAGCCCCCGCCAAACACCCCATGCAGCCAGACTACAACCTCCCGCACCAGCTAACTTCAAAAGCTGAGCGGCTCCCGCCATCGTCACTCCGCTCATTATCATTCGCTGCGCTCCTAACGATTTTCAGTTTCTTCGTCATATCTGTTGTCCTCGCTTGTATTACATATGCAGCACTACATATGCACTTAATCATGTAATTACATATGTCAAAAGTAGACGTGGACGCCCATCAAATGGCCCAGCAGCTTCATTGCATCCCAGAAGTGATACAAACCGATAGAGATATAAACGATCGTACTTGCGATCCGTACATAGATCACTCTTCCGCCGTGTCCTGTGCGTTCGATATTACGCTCGATTACGTGGGACACTGCTCCAGCAGCTAAAAACTGTATAATTGGTACTGTACTAACACCGAGCAACATCATATAAACCCCTCCGCTGAAAAGTCATTATTGTCACTCGCATCGATCGCCTTAGTCATGACGACTGAGCTCACACCATCCATTTCACGTTGTACCAATCGCTTTAAGTATCCTGATTTGTTCGGACGATTCCGGACATAATCATATTGCTGGAGCTGATCAGGATCCATTACATTAAATGCAACCTGGACGATCTTTATTTTCTTAGCCATAAAGCTTCCTCGCAATCAGGAAGAATGCTCTGACGTTTGCCGTGACCGGATCCCCGATTATTGGTTTAGAATTGGGAAAGTAAGCACGGATAGTCTCTTGTAATGCCTCGGTACCGCCTCCACACAGATAGACCGTGTCATGCTTACCCCAACCTGACGCAAGCGCTCTGATGGCGATCTGACGACCAAACGCAACCGGATCCGCAAAGCGTAATGTCTCCATTCCCGTTGTGAGTGTGAAACTACCTTTGTCGTTAAACTTACGATCAAGAAGGGTTCCGAAATTAACCGTTCCACTGCCAATATCTATGATTCGGATAGTGTTTGAACTGGGCATCAACAAGCCGGCTGTAACTCCTTCAGCAGCGACTTCACATCTGGTTATAAGCAAGCTCCTTCTCTTGCCGTTAATCACAAGTTCATGACGACCAATAACCATTTCTTTGATGAGCTGCTTTTCCTCTGGAGTGTGGGTTTTGATCGGTTGGCCGACAACGATTTTTTGTTCGATTCCATCGGTGTATTGGTGCAAGGCAATAAGGATCCGAAGCAGTGCGTCCGGATGTGCCTTGCTATCGCCTTTCCTACTCTCTGCACACTCACTCTCGGAGAGCGCCAACGTTCCAGCAAAGCCCTTTTGCCCTCTATACTCCCATTCAAAATCATGTTCACCTTGTTGCTGCTTTAAGTTGCGCTCTCTCCAGTCGTAGCCTATAGCTGAAGGGAAACAATTAACCTTCTGTCCGTCATAAATCTTTGTTGAATCCCCGCCTGCATCAATCGCCACTATCGCCATCTGCATCACTCCTGTTGTTGAACTGGTTACAGAACCAGCCTAGCGCCGAGACTCGATGTTCTGTATCTAGTTCTATATCTATTCCTCACGGCTTGGTTAAAATTCGGAGTTTGGTGTATAAAATTTTCATAGATTGTCCACCCTTCTAATAGAGAGGGTGGTGAATATACTATGCTAGGACTAGGAAAAAGACGGACGAAACTAGGGAAGTATTTAGATAGGCAAGGAATTAGCCAGGAATGGATTATAAAAAATACAGGGATTAGCAGGGATGGAATATCAGACTTGTGCGATGAAGAAAAGGGAGTTAAGCCGAGGGTTGGAACGAAACAAAAGATTATATCTTCGCTTCGAAAGCATGGGTACGACGTTCGGGCTGGTGACTTCTGGACCTGACCCTTTTCATGGAAACATCTTCCTAGTTTTGGTAGACTATTATAAAAATTACTTTAGGGGGAAAGTGTCCGAATGAAGAGGATGGTTGTTTTGCTTTTGGTGTTGGTTACCTCAATATCGATCACCGCATGCATTAAAGGGAGTCAAAAAATAGAAAAGCTTAATAACCATATTCCAATCACTAAAAGTGAAGTGGTGAATGGTAATGAAGTAGATCCCGAAAGTAGTTCAGGTGAAAATGATAAAGGTAATCCCGCTGACATTTGGACTTATTACAATGACGCGACATGGTCAGATGAATTCAAGGGGTTAAAGTCAGAAATAATAAAAGTTGTTGTAAGCGACCGCGCACCTCGCTTAGATGATGAGTCGATATTTGATGCATCTGTAGTAGGTGTGAAATTTAAACTTGAGAACACAACCGAAGGAATTTTTAATACATATCCTGATCAAGCGGTATTAGTGACTTCTACTGGTGAACAGATCGACATGCCAGAAATGTTGGTAAGCGATCATATAGGTGGGGAGATCGAGAAAGGTGTCATGAAAGAAGGAAGTGTGATCTGGTATTTAAACCGTGGACACGCTGAAGATATTACTTGGATTAAATTAAAATGGAATACAATTCAAGGCGATCTAATGGGTGATGGAGAACACACAAAGCATAGCGTAGAGTTGCAATTAAAGTAGTGTATAAAGCAAGACCACCGAGGCACTACGCCTTAGTGGTCTTTTTAATTATTCTGCCGATAAGATATCCCCTATCCGTATCCACTGCCATTCATCTACTCCAGTAGCCAATTTAATCTCTCGTCTGTATGTTTGTACCACTGTTACAATCCCACTCAATTCAACATCACGGTACTCGTCAAAGAGGTGTAATGTGACAGTCTGATGTTCTCTGAAGGAAGCAGCAAGCACTTGCTCTATCCGATGTATCTCTTGTTCATCGAGTTCGGGCTTCTTACGTTTTTTGGGTTCATTTGCACTCTCTTGTATAACCTCCTTATGCTGCGGCAACATCATACGGCTGGATTCCCATAGACCGTTACCTTGAAGTTTTTTGCTCATTTGTAATGTCCTCCAATCTTCCCTGCTCTATCAATCGCCTGACCCGCTGCAGTAAGTGATGCAGCCCTTAAAATTGCTGTATCTCCAAAACGATCTTTGATACTGTCCATGACTTTATCGATCGCACGCAGGTGATTTTTATCGTCAAATAATGTGATCTGGTAAGTATCCGCATCTGTCAGCCCAGACAGCGAAATCCCAACCCTTCTGACCGGTTGACGATCCCAATTAATATAGAAAAGGCGTTTTGCTGCTTCGTATACTTCTTTTGTTAAGTTTGTGGGATCTTCTAGTTTCATCTGCCGATGGAATCCAGTTGGATGATCAAAATCGGCTCCTGAAATGCTTAGTGACACAACACTACCCATGAGTCCCTTCCTCCTAGCTCTCCTACATACTTCTGTGGAGATGTCCTGAATCACAATCTCAATATCACGCGCCTCACTATAGTCTCTCGGAAGGGTCATACCGTTACCAATATCCTTTTGCATGTGGTGCGTACTGACACTTACAGGAGAATCGTCCATCCCATTAGCCACTCGCCAGATGACTTCCCCATTCACCCCCCATTTGTTTCTAAGTTTAAAAAGAGGCGTATGCGCCAGGTCACCAATCGTGTGTATTCCCATTTTGTATAGATGTGTTTCCATGCGAGATCCAATGCCCCACATATCTCTAGTTGGCTTATGCCAGATGTGTTGGTCAAGTTCATCTTTTTTCAAAAAAAATATCCCTTCAGAATTCTTTTTTGCGATCATGTCGCAACATAGTTTTGCTATGACTTTATTTTCTCCAATACCAGCCCGAGCAAAGACACCTGTCTCAACTGAGATTCTATTTTGAATATGTCTCGCCAATTCAAAGGGATCATTGTTGTAAAAGTGCAAACTCCCTGTCACGTCTGCAAACAGTTCATCAATGCTATATGGCTCCACAAGGTCCGTAAATGATTCAATGATCCTTTTAATCTGCATGGAAACCTGAATGTATTTTCTCATGTGAGGTCGTACAATAACTAGGTCAGGGCATTTTTTCAGGGACTGCCATAACGCTTCTGCTGTCGTAACACCATAAGCCTTAGCCAAAGGGCAGGCAGCCAGAATGATACCAGATCGACGAGCCGGGTCTCCTGCGACTACAAGCGGCCTATCTTTATACTCTGGATGACCCGCCTTTTCTACACTTGCATAAAAGCTTTGCATGTCGATCAACATTATTGTTCGTTGCTTCTTCATTAAAATTTCGCCTCCGAATAATACGAACATCTGTTTGTATTATATGCGAACAATCGTTCCCTATGCAATGGTAAAATAAGATACAATGGTTTCGAGTAACCAACTATCCCAACACTTACCGCCTCTATTCCAACAGGCCGCGCGCTATAATCGATTTAGAGGTGTTTTTATGTTTATTGATCCTATGTTACTCGCAACAGCAGCGGCTCCGTTTAGTGACCCGCGATTCATCTATGAACCTAAGATCGACGGTCATCGCTTGATCTTTTCGCAAGAGTCTGGCGTTGTCCGTTTATTTACCCGTAACAATAATGACTGTACACGACAATACCCAGAGATCGCTAGCGCATTATTTCCCCACGATATTGTCCTGGACGGCGAGATCGCATGTGTCGACCCAACGACCGGAGTCTCCGATTTCGAGGCGACTATGTCACGGTTCCAAGCTAAGCGTGCGGACAAGATATTGCGACTCTCCGCTACGCTACCGGTCTACTTCGCAGTGTTCGATATTCTGTGGTACAAGGGAGAAGACTTGCGGAAATTGCCTCTTCTGCAGCGTAAAGAAATATTAGCGGGCTTGACATTACCCCGCGCAAATATCGGTGTGATTCCATATGTTGAAGGAGCAGGAGAAGACCTTTTCAAACAGATCAAGACCCGCGGCATGGAGGGCGTCGTCGGCAAGCGGGCGGATAGTGTTTATGAGACTGGCCGCCGATCAGAGAACTGGCGCAAGGTTATTAATTGGTCGCATGCGGACGTTTATATAACGGGATATAAAAAGGCGGAGTTCGGCTGGCTTGCGGGCGTGGCCGATGAGAACGGAAGAGTGCGACCTGCTGGCGTGATTGAGTTAGGCGTGGGGCCGACGGAAAAGAAGGCATTTTATGGCGTGAGTAAGGCGCTGATAACCGGAGAGGACCACAACTTCGTATACCTGGAACCAAGGATTAGGGCTAGAGTAAAAATGCGGAACTGGACTAAATCGGGGTTGTTACGCAGTCCTATATTCGTTGAGTTTATAATTTAAACCTTCATAAAGGAAATTCGGAAGAGTAAGTCGAATCAGATTCTTAAGAATTCGAAAGAATTGAGAAGGAAGGTTCATCGTGTACACATATATAGCCAAGGCTATCCAAGCTGAACAAGAAATCATCATTTCCTTAGTTGACGGTTCAAAAATATCCGGGATGCCAAGCTGGGGAGAAGATCGGACCAGGGTAAAGGTTGCCTCTTCCGATAAAGCCGTTTGGGTACCGCTGGACGAAATCGAACATGTAACGACTTTGTTTAGCATGAACGTAAATAAGCCCACCGACCAATAGGCCAGTGGGCTTTCACATATCTACAGATTATATCCTCCACTGTTCGGTTTCGTTGGATTTGACACGATCCCCAGCGTAGCAAGCAGTCCAAGGGCTACGTCTACGATAGTGATTACTTCTTGTCTCATAACATCAGTCAGATCAAAAGATCCTGTTAAGTGACCGACAAGCTGGATCAGCAATAATGCCTGAGACACAACGCTGATCCATAAAGCGTAGTTACGCCATCTTTGTTTATTCATTTTTGCCATTCCCCTCTATGAGTTTTGTTTTGGCTGACCTGAAGCTACTCTGAGCTCGTCCGCTAATCTCCCGACTTCCTTGCGCTGAGTAGTTGTCTCTGCTACTGCATACGCTGGTTTAAGAAATTTATTTATGATTGCATTTGCATCATCTTTCTTCAAAGTAAGAGCCACCTTTCTAGCGTTAATTTTATTTTGAACCGCTGCTAGTACACCTGAGGTTGGTCTTTGTCCTGCCCGATACTGTGCAGTAGTCAACCCGAACAACATCTCCAGATGTGGCAGATCTTTAAATGACTTCCAGTCTCCGCCCCAAGTAAAACCGATTTGCTTGGCTTCGTCCACCACTTGCGACCAGTCAGGTAAATAATCTAAGTTACCATCTTTAAGCGTGTCCCATGTAACGTCTTTTCCGTTTGGCAGGAATAACGCGAAGTCTATTGCAACACCGAAGTTATGATTCGACTCTCCACCTTTTGCATTAGTTACAATTATCCCCGGCTTCGTCCGTCCCTGGGCGTATAATGCATTCTGTTCGGCGTAAGTCCGTAATCCTTGCGTTATCAGCACGTAGATTCCAATTGAGTAACAACGATCAATTAGAACCTCAGCCGCTTCAGCTACGAGCGGATGTAGATTTTTTAATCTAGCTGCTGACTTGCCTTTAACGTAGTCTAGTGTTAGCATGCTAACCCCTCCCTTCCGTTACTAGTTTTATAATCGCAAGTATCACAGCTCCAATGACAGTCGTAACAAGCCAAAAGATAATTTTGTCGATTTTATTCAGGCGGTGATGTGCAGACTTTGCGGACTGATCGGCATCACGCGCTAACTCCTTTGTGGCTTCCAATGTAGCGGAAAGCGCTGGTACTGCTTCCAATGTCTTCTCTATTCTTCCTAGTTGCACCTGGATATCCACCAACACCTTTGGATATTCATCCACGCCTCTCCCTCCTCTGCCTTCCATGCCCATTCCCCCTCAACTCAAATAACCCCCGATATGCGGAGGTTGGATTTCTCGCTATTTAGTTAAATCCCACAGCATCACCCTTCTTTAGGTCTTTGCTTCTTACGTTCAGCCTCTAACTCGCTGAGTCTTTTATCTATTGCAGATTGGACACCTAACAAAAACTTGTCTTCTTCATGGGGATAAAAAGCTGCTGCAGCTGAGATGACGGTACATACTTCGAGTACAGTTGGTTCTATTTCAATAGCCAATATATTTTTGATAATTGCCACGTGGATCATCCTTTCAAGCATAATAAAAAGCCCCACCGATTGGTGAGACCTAATGTGATATTTGGTTATTCAAATGTTTTGAGTGCTTCGTTTACTTTCTCGAGTTCAGTAGTTTTTCTGTTAATCCCCTCTTCGTTGCTTTTTAACCTTGCTTCCCATACTTGAGGACCCTCTAACTTCCCGTCCGCTTTTAAACTTTCATATTCTTTAATTAATTCATCACTTTCCTTCTTTGCGACCTCCAACCCGGATTCCAACGTGGTCTTTTTATTAAGTAATTCATACTTTGTATAGTATTTGCCATCGATCAACGCCACTTTATCAGTTCCAGACGTTACGGTGGGTGTTGTGGTATTCGTTGTTTCAGATGGTGAGCCTATATCATTTACTACATCCGAAGAAATTTCAATTGTTTTTCCTGTCACTTGAATATCAACTCCTAACGCTTCGGTTAAGGAACGTAATGGAACATTAGTTTTTCCAGAAATAACAGCGCCTTTATCTTGTAGCTCTTTACCATTAACAATAACGGTATATTCACCAGTAACCTTTTGTCCTATCAAACTTTTGACTTGTGCTGATACCGTCCCAGCAGAAGAAGCAACTATTACTCCTAATAGAAAAGCGCCTACGATATATGCCCATTTCTTCATCCTTTAACCCTCCGTTGGTAGATTTTAGTATTAGTATATCCTACGGATGAGTGGGGGTAAATGTTTCGTCATAAACCTATTACAGTAGCATTAGTAAAATCAATTACTCTGTTGCGAAAACTAACATTACCTCCAAATTCAATTTCTCCATAAAGGGCATTAAAAAACAATCCATTTACCCCGATTAGATGAAGTTGATTCGATGTTCCGTATATAAGACCTTGTGAAGAGCCGCTAGCGTTGTAGTAGGTATGTCCCGATATACCAGCGTCATAGTTTGTACCTAGGGTAACTCTCCGTCTATTACCGCTATCGTAAAATACAAAACCGTCTGGATCTAACTCTATCCTATCACCTGACGTAGCCGTTCTAAATCTACCGCCCAGTATATCAGCACCAATAATGTTAGTACCTTCGATACGACCTCCTGTTATATTAGATGCGGTGATATCCCCGCTAAACTCCCCACCCACTGACTTCATATGACCAGACATATTTACCGACCATGGCGCACTAGCGAATACCGCATTACCCAGCCATATCCCTTGTGGACCTGCCTTAAATATCTGGTTTCCACTACCGATCTCTATGGTCCCGCCTTTAAAAGCAGATGCTTCGACTATCCCGGTAAACCTTGCATCACCGTTTGCATCCATATAGATGGCGTTTGTCCAACTCCCGTTACCGTCACCCTTCTGAATCTTTATCTCATCGGCATTCATGACGCTTCTTGCCTTCTTGTCCCAGCGAATGGATTCAAACCCGATATCAGGACCTATTCGAGTACCATAGTAATACTTGTCCTTGCTAACAGTCGTCTGCTCGATCCGATAAATGGTGTCTTGGATACCACTAACTGAGTTTGCTATGACCATACCGCTGTTAATGCGGACCCTAGGAGAAAAGGAATACTGGATTATGCGTTGTTTCTCGTGTATGCCCAATTCCTCGTCGATGATGTCTACCGTGTCACCTAACTCAAAATATTCAAGCCCTTCAAACTCAGGCAGTGAATTAAGTTCCAGCACATCTACTTCATACGCTGTTATAACTTCACCGCTTTGAGAGTTAACATCTTTCACAATGCCCTTTAAGTTCTTACCTAGTCGAAACTGTACGCTATGCTCTTGTCCTCTACGGCGTAGTAAGGATACCTGGTACTTGTCGAATTTCAGTTCAGCCTCAGCCACTCTAGCAAGCTCCATCAACACACCACGCGCATTTACAACCTCTTTAAAATCAACACTCACGATGTTTGTTACTTCCACCGTTCCGATTGTAAATCCTGTGCCATCCAGAGCCATCGACATTAGGTTAAATGGTGTGTTGGCGTGCATAAACCCGCCCTCAAAAACAGTAAAGAGCAGATCATAGGAGACCTGCTCACATTCTACTGATATTTCTACCTCGCCTGTTTCGGCTCGAGTCCTGCGGGCGTGGATGATATTGAAGTATTGCCCTTCGAACTCTGCGATGTTGCCAATGGTAACATAAGGGCTTTTGTCGTCATCGAGGTAAACGGAAAAACTCAAGGTGTAGGATCCGTTAATCTGCTCGCTGATATCATCGTTAAAATAGTCATCTAAAACGGCTTGTGGTTTGAACGATTTGTTTAAGATTGTTATCACAAATTACTCACCTCCTAATGTTCATTGATCGAATCAGATGGCAAAATAAAAACGCCTATGATGGCGTTAAAGGTGTTGCGTAGTATCGTCATAAAACGTTATCTACCCGCACTGGCAGAGAGTTGGAGCCAAAGCGGGAATTGTCCACCAAGACAAACATAATCAACAATTTTCAGGTTACCTGTTATGTTTGTATTGCCGTTATTTAATATATTCCCGTTAGTACCGTTCCCAGCAAAGATGGTAATGTTTGCATTCATCATTACTAAAGTTATTTTTCGCCCCTTCGGTAATAGGTTTTCAGCGGTTGTTATATTATTAATTGTTCCAGATCCTTCTACGAAAAATATAATCCCATCAGGTGGGATTATTAGTGTATTAGCGGCGTTCAAGGTGTTCCCGTTAAACCCATTGCCTCGTGAAATGTTGTTATCCATAATACATTTAACAGTTTCTATCTTGAAGTCTCCTGCGCTGCCTGAATCGTAGATATCACATCCAGTAATGAGTACATTTTCAGCCGTCGCTCCTACCCGAATCCCGAATGCTTGAAAACTTCCCGGCTTATTGCGAATGATGCAATTTTTAATCTGTACATTTTTTGATGGTCCCACAAAAGGTTCACCTTGTCCGCTTGTGCCCTGGTAAACATAAATTCCATTGTTTGAGCCGAATGCAACACCATAATCAAACAAGTTGTTGCCTTTAATTATGCAAGAATCAATTATTGCCTCCTCGCAGGAGTTAACTTCGATACCCATTACTCCATTGTCTCGTATTAACACACCTTGCACCATGACATCTGAGCAGTCGCCTAAATCTATACCTGACCCCCTGTTACCCGTGATGGAACCGCCGCGAATAGTTACGTTTGATGTATTAGCAGTAATACCAGCACCTATCAGCGTTTCCGTTCCATTGTCATGCACATTATTATTATCTAGGATGGTTTCGTTTAGCTGTGTTATAACACCGTTAAATCCATTGTTACTTACTTCGTTTTCTGCAATGTAAATTCTGCCTACCGGTAGATGGCGATCAGAAGAATCAGAAAAACACCATATTCCCATCTGGCCGTTATCGTTCACTTTGTTTCTGGTAATGGTCATAACGTTTGACGGGTACATTGTAGCAGTCATGTACTCAACCACTAGACCGCTATCAGAGTTCATTTTAATTAAGTTGTTATCTATAATCATGTCCGAACAGTTCCTGAGCAGTACAGCTGCGGAATTACTGCCTGTTATTAAGCAATTTTTAATTTGAGATTGATACACCGTTCCTTGATCTGAGTTTTTTTCAACAAACAAACCACGGTTAATACTGTTTCTGATCTCTAAACCGTCCAGAATAAAGTTTCCGCAGTTAAGTACATTAACACCATCGGTATATGGGAAACTGTGTGCCGAATCTTTGTCTACATCGACAACGAGATTCACAATTCCGAAATTTTGAATACTGCCTCCAATGACAAAATGCGTCTGATCTGGCGCATCAATCCGCTTAATGACTGATAATTTACCTTGTCCAATCAATAAGACGTTAGATTTAGCAATAACCTTGCTGGATAAGTAAGTGCCTTTCGGAAAATATACTACACCACCACCCGCATCCGATACTACAGATATTGTGTCGTTAATGATTTGAGTGTCGTTGGTTACATCATCACCTTTAGCACCTTTTGATTTTATATTTATCGAAATACCCGCCAACTGTTCATCGAAGTTATCTAATCTACCACCCAGTACAGGAAACAGCCCTCTAGCGTCTGTGACCTCCGGGCTACTGTCCCCATCATTAAGGATGAGATTGTCAACTCGATCATTAGTATCGCCAATAAGTCCAACTGTATTGTCTATGGCTTGTTTCACGTTACTGCCCGAAACTTTTCCGCTGTACGTTATGTTCTGCGCTGGATGGGCTGCAGCCGATTCCTTATGACCAGTAATTAAACTTAATAGAGATGCTAATGCATTTTTAACCTTTTCAAAGTTCCTGTTTACCTTCGGGTACGCTTGCCATAGTTCGTCTGGGTTATTGGCATGTCCATTATCCTCACCTTTAATTATTTCAAGATCCTCCAATCGGTCCACCTCCTACACATACTTTTGATGGAATTTAATCACCATCGAAAAATTCATTCCTGATCCCGCTATTTGAATAGGTGATGCTCCAATAGGTAAAATTCCGAATCGAGCATTCGTATTATGGAGGACGTTTTGACCTCCAATTTTTGCGGTCTTACGCTTGAAATCCAGCGTTAATGTTCCGGACATTGGAACTGTATATATGAATTGAACGCCACCAACCGTGAGAGACAAAGAAGAAAACGCCCCTGTGATTTCAATGATCGGCTGGACGTTCTGGGTTCCGTAGTTGTTCACTATTAAGTTTCTTGCGGTTGTGATTGAGTATCGATATCTAGTATCCACGCTGATCCTACTATCAACTGAAATACGGCTATCAACATTTATTTCATCCGATCGATAGATGCTATAAGCAAATGGATCAAAGGCGATGAACGGTAATGTGAATGTCCCAAGACCCACAGATCTACCAATCTGCAAGTCACCTGAGTACCGCACGAAATACTGTCTGTCAGGCTGACTTCGGAATATCAGTGGTAACGTCTTAGGTCTACCGTCTGAACCGATTAAATGAACCGCTAGAGCAGTTACAAGCCTCTGCAACTCAATAGAGTTTCTTGCGACCAGTGCGCACTCTAGTGGCATTTCTCGCGGTCCTAAATAAGCCCCGAAATCATATGCTCCATGCATATGTGGCACTGTAACGATATTATCCACCGTAGAAGGAGCAATAGGGCGCTGTGACTCTCGCAACACCCTCATGCCCAGCTCCCGCGGAGTCTTGCCACCTAGTGATAAAACTACATCAGCACTACTCATACAGGAGCACCTCCCAATCCTCTTGCATTGCCTGTCACCACTCTGGCAAATCTTTGTCCCAACTTGTTGATATCGTCATCTGTACGAACAACAAAATTAGCCCCGCGGAACATATCCGCGAAGTTGTTGTGTACGACATCTCCGGCCATACTAGGCGTGGACGAAGCTCTGTTGCCTGATTGACTACCAGTTGTGCTGATAGACATGTCCATTGCTTCCATCCCTGGTATAGCTGCACTAGCCATTGCGCGGGCTTGCTTCTCGATGTCAGATATCTTGTTGTCTAATCCCAACACCAAGCCTTCGCCAGTGTCTTCACCGATACGCCTGGTAACCTTAGATGGAGAGTTTATTTGAAGCTCTTTTTTCAATCCGCCCTTAACGGATCTTCCCATTTCGGAGGACAGATCAACTATTTTATCCTTTGAGCTTTCCATACCACCAAACAGACCATCCATGATGTTTTTCCCGATATCACTTAGATCGATCCCTTTGAAAAAACCAATAATTTCATCCCAAATCTTCATAACATCGGTTTTGATTTTGCCTGTGGTCTGAGTTATCGAAGTCCACATGTCATTGATCTTCTTCGTCGAGTCGTTATAGACACCAGTCCAAACTTCCGCAACCCCATTTTTAAAATATTCCCACTTAGACAGTATCTCTCCCGTTTCCCAATTGACCTGTTTAGCATGCTCTCCCGCTTGCTTCTTAGCTTCGTCGACGACACTTGTATGCATCCCTTCTGCATGTGAGACCGTCTCGTCACGTTGACGTTTGGCTTCTGCGATGAGTTTTTCGGCCTGTTCTGAGGATATCGTGCCCATCTCGTCACGTTGCTTTATGATCTGAGCGACAACGTTCTGATACTGTTCTTCAGCCTGTTTTATAGTGGTGTCGCGCTGAGAGACGCTGTTTTTAACAACCTCGGCTGCTTGTTGAGCGGATAACTCAGACGCTTCAACTTTCAATCTCTCATATAGCGCCGTTTGTTCATCAACGCTATTAGTCAGTACCTCTGCTCCCGTTTTCGTGAAGCTTTCTTGAATCTTTATGATCTCGTCATATTCTTGTTGAGTAATGCCTCGCTTTTCCTCCATAGCAGCAAGCATTATTTCAGCAACACGGTTCTGGCCAGACAATACTTCTTCCGCTTGTGCTGCATGAGTACCCTTTAGGCGTTGTAAGGCACCGTTCTTTTCCTGCTCGGTTAGCTCCTTAGAGTTAGTCAAAAAAGATTCCATCTGGACTAACTGTTCTGCGTGATCTTTGCTCATGTCTTCTGTAATTTGATTTCCCATCGCAAAGAATGTATCTGCTATTTCTGATGCTGTTTCTTCGGTCACTTGAGATGCCGACCATTTCAAGCCGTTCAGTTCAGTAGTAGCTTTAGTCCGTAGTCCCAAGAACGCCTCCACAGTCTCGTTAACGCCTTTACGTAGTTCTGCGCCCCTCTTACCAACGGCTAATGCGCCGCGCGCTGTGGATTCTTCTACAACTCCTTCAGAGACATCGCCCATATCTTCCAATGCGGGCACAACACCGTTTTCAATGGAGCTCACAAGGTCATCAGCAGACAATGACGCTGCATCAAATCCAGATGTTAGATCGCCGATACCACCGCCAGCCCCCCCACTACTAGACCCAGCGGATTGGGCTTCGAGATCTTTTAATTTTGCTTCCATCGCTTCTAATGATTTGACCTGATCATCGATGATCGGCGCGATATTAATAGCTTCTTTGACGGCATCTCCAACGGAGATCATATCGGAGTTAAGTCCGTTTTTAAAGCTATCAGCAAAACTTTGCCCGGCATCTTGCCACTTAGGGTTATAGGTGTTCAGGAGTTTGATGATCTCATCATTATGCTTGCCTATAATCAATTTACGAGCTTCAGCCTGTAGACTCTCTTGCTCGGTGAGTTGGTTGAAATGCTCTTTGAGAGCGTCCTTCTGTCCTCCGAGCTCGTCCTGAACTACCTTAGTGCGATCCTTCTCTTTCTCTTTGAGATCATCATAATGTTCTTTAAGAGATGTCTTCTGCTCAGTAAGACCCGCCTGTACAGCCGAAGTTCTTTCTTTTTCTTGCTCCTTGATCGCTTCGATTTCCTCTTTAACTTGTTCTTTGCGCAGACTAGCAGCTTCCTTTGCTGCATCGATCTGAGCTTTAAGCCCTTCCTTCTGCGACTTCCGTTGTTCTAGGAGTTGGGCTCTGTCATAATCTGCCAGTGTCTTGCTTAGATCGGCTTGTATCTTTGCTCGCTCTTCAGCTGTTTCAGCAGCAAGTAATTGCTTATTAAACTCTGCGACCTTCGTCTGATGTTCCTGCTCTTTAGCTGCCTTATCCTCTGCCTCAGTCTGACCGTCTATGCCATCTATTTGATCTTGGAGAGTCTTAACCTGTTTATATAACTCTTCATCAATCAGTTTCAGTTTCTCAGTCTGCTCCTGATCGTAAATCTTCAATCGGGCCTCAGATGCCTTTTTCTCTGCCTCAGTTTGTTTATCAAGCGACTTGGTCCGATCGTCGGCTTCTTTCTCCAAGTTCTTAATAACTAACTCAGACGCCTTCTTCTCGGATTCTACCTTTAAATCTATCGCAGCAGTTTGTGACTTCTCCTGCTCTGAATATTGCTTTTTAAGAGCTGTTACTATGGAATCACCAAGTTTGTTTACAGTGTCGGTGCTTTTCGCTAGCTGTTCCTTGGCAGAGTCAACTTGCTCTTTCAATGTATCGGTAATAGCCTTCAGATTGTCTTTAGCTGCTTTAGCTGCCTGTTTAGTTCCATCACCAACACCAGATGCGATCTTATCCCCGATTTCCTTGGCGTGTGTACCAGAAGCCTTAGAGGTGTCACTTAGAGATTTAGTAGCACTATTTTTAAAGTTCTCGAAGCTACCAGAAGCCTTATTGAATGCTTTTTCAGAGGCTTCTCCGTACTTCTGGACGCTTGGAATCGATTGTTGGCTCATATTCCTGTTAACAATAACGAATGCACCCGCTAATGCTGCAAGCGCTGCTACAGCAATGCCGATAGGCCCGAGCATAGTCGTTACCGCGACTCTTAACACCCCTGCAGCTTTTGACGCTACCGTCATACCTGTTGCAGATGCTCCGGTTGCAGTACCTAGTGTTCCAGCAGCTACAGCGGCGGTCTTTTGAGCAACAGAAGCGGCACCTAATGATGCTGATAGCTTGCTAAATATGCCGATCGTGCTACTAACTGCTGTGGTCAACTTACCCATTACAATCAATGTAGGACCAAGTGCGGCAGAAACGGCGGCTATGGAGATGACGGTATTTCTAGTAGATGCATCCAGATTTTCAAACCATATTGCTCCAGCTGCAAGCTTATCGATTAGCGGTTGGAGGCTGTCCAATAACTTGAGTAATGCTGGTATAAGAGCGTCGCCTAACGTTATACCAATATCAGTCAACCTATTCTTAAAGATTTTTAATTGCGATTCTGAGGTCGCATATCTCTGAGTTGCTTCATTCGTAAGAGCGATATTCTCATCCCATGCTTGATTACCAAGCGCCAATGATTCACGCATTACATCCCCAGCGCCAGCGGACCGAAGCAAAGCATCCCGCAAACGCACCTCGGAAAGTCCCAGAGCATCTATAACGCCGAAGGTGTTGCCACCAGCTTCATTGATTGCTCCCAATCCCTCAATAAAGGAAACAATTGCCGTAGCAGCATCCTCTTTAAAGGCTTGTGCGAATTGAGTAGAACTCATGCCGGCTACCGCAGCAAAGTTTTCTAGCTCTTTGCCTCCGCTGTTAACCGCTGATGCTAGGTTAATCATGAGCTTAGAAATTGCGGTACCACCAGCTTCAGCTTCAATGCCGACACTGGATAGAGACCCAGCGAATGACATGATTTGTGCCTCAGACATTCCGACTATGTTACCAGCACCAGCTATCCGTAGGCCCATCTCCACGATTTCAGACTCTGTTGCAGCTAAGTTATTACCTAGAGCTACGATTGTAGCCCCAAGCCTGTCAAACTGGTTCTGCGGCATCTGAGTAATGTTTGCGAGTCTAGCCAATGCCGTTGCTGCTTGATCACTGCTTAGGTTTGTTGCGACACCTAAGTCAACCATGGTGCGGCTAAAGCTTAGGATGGCATCTGTCTTTATGCCTAACTGCCCAGCAGCTTCACCTACACGAGCAATCTCTGTTGCAGCAACCGGTATATCTTTTGCCATGTCTCGGATGCCTGTACTTAGGGTTTTAAATTGTGCTTCCGTCGCGTCTACCGTTTTTCTAACCCCAGCAAACGCACTCTCGAAGTCAATCGCTGCCTTAGCGGATAATCCTCCTACTGCAGCTAATGGGGCGGTGACGGTCATGGTGAGATTTTGCCCAGCGCTGGACATGGAGTCGCCAGCTGATTTCATTTTTTTACTAACGCCGTCCAAAGTAGTGGAGAGCTTGATCCATCCCGACTCCTGCTTTGCAATCTCTACACTGGTCTTGTTTAACTCCGTGGATAACTTGTTGTAATCAGACTCGGCCTTGTTAACTTTAATCGTGTTGGCATCAACTGATTTGGCATTACTATCCACAGCCCGAGTTGTTTTCTGATACTCCTGATTAAGCCCGTCCAACTCCGCTTTAAGCTTCTGAGTCTCTTCAGACTCTCTACCAGTTGCAGCGGCGCTTGCCTCAAATGCAGCTTTGGTATCCGCAATTTTCTGTTTCAGAGTCTCGGCAGCTTGACCGTTCTTATCCATGATGTCTTTGGACTTTTGTAAAGCTTCCTGATAGGCTACGACCTTCGCCTTCTGGATCTCCATTTGCTTAGAGAGAGCGTCAGATTTAAGCTTTAGCCCTTCAGTATCGTTGCCATATGACTTTAGGATACTGGAACCTTTATCAAACTCGGACTTGACCAGTTTCATCTGTCTGTCTAGTCCCGCTAGTGTCTTTTCCAGTCCCGTATCATCTATAGCTATCCTCGTGACAAGACCAGCGACTTCAATATTTTCAGACATTACTAATTCTCACCCCCTGTCCGTCACAGTCCCATTGCGTCTAATTCACTGTGCTGTTCTTGTCTCGCTGCATCGCCCGCATGTTTTAACAAGCGGAAATAAAAAAAGATGTCCATCTCGTCGATCTGACCGAGTGACCATCCTTGTCGCATCAAATTTAGATATAAGTCGTTGATAAAGCTCAGAGGATCGTAATCCTCGTTTATGCGTTTGGGTCCGCATCTTCCGTTCCGATAGAGTCAGAACCACCATGGATGATTACATTGCAAAGATTTATAACTTCATCCAATATTTTTCTTGCATCAATACCGTCATAGCACTGGTCAAACGTAAACTGTCCGCCAAACGCAATGACAATATATTCGATCATTTCATCAACAACATCTTCAGTGATGTCGGTTCTAATTTGCTTCTGTAACTCAAGTGTCTTTCTAAATAAACGACCTGGCACAAATGATTGAACGAATTCCTTTTTTTCTCCATCGATAACTAGTGATATTTTCATGTATAGACCTCCCATTCAAATTTAAAAGAGGGGTTTCCCCCTCCGAGCATTAAGGTGTTGGTACCCAATCCAGCGTAGCTTTGTATTTCAGCTTGGCTTTTGTGCGAATGACAAACTCATAACTCCCTGCTGGATTGTTGTCACTAAACCAGAGCGTTTCTTGATCATCTAGAACCAGTGGATTGCCATTCTTGGTGATGTAAATGAGATTGCTAACTGCGAGGGATATTCTCGCTCCGCCTGAACCCTTCAGTTCATACTCAACGTGATTTACTCCGTTGTGCATTCCCTCTTGACCTGTAGGACTCCAAGTTGCAACAAGCGGAGTTGTTAATTTGGGATGTATACCGTGTCGAAGAATGTATCCAAAAACTCAGGAGTAACACCTGTGTCTCCATCAGTGACAGAGTACTGCCAACGCTCGTCTGTTTGACGCGAAATGAATGTAGCATTCAAAGTCGGCGTTTGGTACGTAGGAGTATCAGTCTTGGTGTTTGCTTCTTCAGCTCCAAGCGTAAAGCGGCCTTTGTACAACCACACATAGCGGAATTTCTTATTCGCCATACGCCGACGATATCCAATAGCCACATACGGACCGATATCAGTTGATTTTTTATCTAGCCCGCCATTATCATCGATCGCATGGCCTAACAATTTAGCTTGATCTTCTGTCGGAACTTCTGCCGTGTTTAACGCAACTGCAATATCTCCCATGGCGCTTGTAGTGTCATAAGCAATGTCATCTGCGTACAGAGTGGCACTGTTAACGGTTGGTGTAATGGTTGCTTGGATCGCTCCTGGCAACCTTTTAACCACACCGTATGTTTCCAATTCCTCATCTGTCATAACTGCATAAACAAGATGATCCAAACCGACTGGGATATTACCTTTAGCCATCTTTTCACTCTCCATATTCAAAATAAAAAGCGCCCTGCAAAGGCGCTTAATTTGTTGCTGTTATTCGGTTTCGAGCATCTTCGTTCGGTACCTGAGCACTTTATGATGGACCTGCACACCATCCTCATACTGATCAGCAGCAAGTGAACGCGACCATCCCTCTGCCTTCATTGTTTTAGCGACTTCACCTGTTATGGTAGAGGTGCTGCTCTTAGACCAAATATCGATTTGAACGACTATTGATGATGCATAAGCCTCATCATCTGCAAAGTCTGAATCTCGGTTATCGACTTCAAAGAAGGTGATCCGTGGGTACTCGTCCGCTTTCGGAGCTGCTGACTGGTATATGCGCTGACCGCCCAGCAAAGTGACTAAGGAGGCATTGTCCAACAAAGCAGCGCGAACAATTGTTTTAACATCCGTCCTCATCCTCTCAGCCCCTCTCTAAATGTTTCAACCATGATATTGAGAGCGGCACCCTTACGAGCATGAAAAGCGGGTTCTTTATACGGCTGCGCACTCATTTTTGATGTGCCGAACTCCAGAAGGTGCGTTCTCCAACTTGTCTTTTTGGTTTGCCTAACCAGTACATACTTCACACCTTCTTTCCTCATGACCCGAGTAACGTATATATCATCTTGTATGTGAGTTCCACTGGGTTTGTCAGATACAGCGACTATCGAGCGCTCCTCTTCAGCGATCAATTCGCCTGCGGATGTCAATGCAACTCTCTCAACCTTTGCTGAAGCATTTCCTAGCCTGCGTCGAACATCGGCAAGCATCGCATCAATTCCAGTCATCTCCATACCACTCATCCGTTGTCACGCTCTAGCGCCATGATCCAAGTCTCGACTCCGTCACCCTTAACATCATCTAACACGGATTTAATGTCATAAATACGATCTGTTTCAACACCGTCAACGACCTTTTTACCGTGGACAATGCGCATATCAGGTGTAATACCTGTCCGGTACCGTATTTCAAGTTGGATCATCTTATCGACGTTAAGGCCAGCAGCTTGATACGTTTCACGCCATCTGGTAGTCAGTGGTTTACGGCAGGCCCATAAGGGCATCCAATCAACCCAGCCGGCAGTGGAGATGCCTTCATCATCCGCCACAAAACCCTTACTTTGCAGCAGTATCCTCTTGTTGTACTTCTTTGGATTTGTCTTCTTCTCCACCAAATAGATCACCTACCTCAGGCTTAGGTTTCGTGGATGTTGGTTTATCCTCTTTGCCAATCCAACCACCTGCCTGCAGTTTCTTAACTCTTTCCTTATCAGACGTGGTGTAATGGTCACCAATTTCGTTAATTCCACCAGTTGCACGATCCCTAAACTTCTTCAATACCGGATATTTCGCCATGCTCATCACCCCGTTTTCAAATGCAAGATGATCGATTGAAGGGAAAAACTAACCTTATCGATCTCGATACCAGGATTGCGATTCTCGTAATTCAACGCTACGAGAAGCATGACCGCCAGTTGGTACTTGGCGGTCTCCTTCTTCTCACTAGGCACTCCAGCTTCAAGCAAATACTCCTCGGCTGAAGACACCAAAAAAGCGAGGTACTCATCGTCCTCACTCCCATCAATTCTTAAATGCGATTTTAATAACTTCATGTCCACAGACATCAGCACCACCCCCTATGGAGTCGGTATCCAGTCCAGTGCAGCCGTATAAAACTTACCGCCTACTGTTAGGACCTCAAAGATATACTCTCCAGCAAGGTTGTCGTCACTAAACCATATGGTTTCTTGATCGTCTGGCGTCAGATTAACACCATCTTTCTTGATGTAAGTCACTGCGCCAGCAGCGAGGGAAATTCTCGCTCCTGCACCATCCAACAGCTCGAATTCAGTGTGATTCACACCTTCATGCTCGCCCTCACGGCCTGTTGGATTTAATGTAGCCGGCGAAGGAGTTAGGACTTTTTTGCGATACGGAAAGCTGATTTCAATTTGATTTGGTGATCGATCCATGCAGTCAGAACGAAATCCCAAATGCCTGTGCGCACGTTCTTATCACGATCATAGATGATTTCAGGATCGTAGTTGAAGTGCGAGTAACGGAAGTCTCCGATCACCGGATCGACTGCTAGGTCGCAGAATTCAACAGGCTTGCCCAAGACTTGCTCCGGTTGTGCTTGATATAACGTCGCATTACCGTTTGCCAAGTCTTCAATGATATCCATATAATCTGCATAACGCATGGTGATTGTGGCGGTTTCACGGAAATCTTCTGGAAGATCAGCGATAGCTGCTTTAATTGCCTTGAACAGCGTGGCACCCGGCACTTCTTTAATGACGGAGACAGCACCGTTTTTCTGATAAAAACTCATGTGTTCTTCGCCTGTCTTCGGAGTCTTAGTAAACGCCACCTTCTTTTCTTTCGCAGCCAAACCTGAGCGCAGAGCCCCTTCAACTGTTTGTACTAAATTTGTGTCAGTGGCCGCAAGGATCGTTTCGGATACAGGGGCGAACACCTTGAATTTATGACGGCCGAAGTTTACAACATCACCACTGACTTCAAGTTCTTTCGCAGTTTCTGTGTCGGCAATGAAATCGTCGTCGTCAAGTTGGAACTCCACTTTAGGGATTTCAAGGTTTGTTACGCTTGTAAATGTGGAGATATCACGCAATGGGTTCTTCACAAATGGCTCGTGCAGAAGTTCAGTTGTCATAGTTGATGGAAGGATCTTCTCTCCACCAGTGCTATTACCATCGCCCAGAGCAGCCCGTACTTCAACAGGCACTTCATGACCTTTAACAGTAGCTCGCATCAATGAAGCTTTAGCCGATAGAGTCTGATTTTTAGGATCTGCATTAAACGTAGGTTCCTTCTTTTGCAAAGACGCTTTTTGCTCTGCTTCCATCAGGTCGTGTTCCTTCTGCAAGATGTCGAACCTAGCTTGCAATCCTGCTTCCTTAGTTGCCAGTGCAGTGATATCTTCCGTCTTCGATTCTGGTTCAGATGCCTTTACCAACTTATCTTGTTTAACTGCTGCCAGAGCCTGTCCAATCGTAACCAAGTCGTTCTTTACATCAAAAAGTGTTTTAGCCATTCAAAATACCTCCCAGGTATGAATTCAAATTTTGTAATTCTGTTTTTGCTGTTGCTGCAATATTTTGCAGGTACTCCCTTTCCTTCGTCCCCACCGATGCATTAGGCTCGTCAGGTTGAATTGTAGTAAGCCCCTTCGGCACATTGCGGTACTTGGCAAAGAGTTCATCGCTCACACATGCAGCAGCTTGATTCGCGTCTCCGACAACATCGCACAAGCCATAGTCAAGGCATTCTTGAGCAGATAGCCACGTTTCGGCGTCAAGCAACTCAGTCAGCTTGGTTTCGTCCAGCTTGTCACCAGAACGATCCAGATAGGTTTGCTTCATACTGCCACCGATACGATCAAGATCTTCCGCAGATTTCCGATGATCATCTGCATTCCCCGCCGTAACTCTCCATGGATTGTGGATCATCATCATTGCATTGCGTGGCATATGGATCTCATCACCAGCCATAGCAATCACTGATGCGACAGAAGCGGCCAACGCATCTACATGTACGATCACTCGGGCTTTATGACGTTTAAGCATGTTGCCGATAGTTACTCCCTCGGTTACAATTCCGCCCGGTGAATTGATGTATAAATGCAATGTTGAGATGTCTCCTAATGCATCTAGCTCCCTTTTGAAACTGTTGGCGCTGGTGTCTGAATCGTCCCACTGCCATGACGTGATCTCGCCATAGATGTAAAGCTCGCCATCACCTTCTTTGGCAGCTGCTTTGAAACTCCAGTACTGCTTTTTCTCTCCCTTTTTCATTCTTCACTCACCCCCTTTCCCGGTTTTCTTCTTTGTTCAATAGGTGTGTCGATTGTGTACAGATCGCCACTGATCCAAAGCTTGTCAGCCATACCACCCTCTGGAGGTAAATCCTCAAGCCTACGCACTTCGTCAGGTTTCATCCCTGCACTCCTCAACATAGTTTGATAAAAGGCAGTCCGTGCTGCTGTATCGCCTCGTAGCAAACCACCCATATTAAACTTGAAGTACAGTCCCTTTCTCCGATCCGCTTCGTTCAATAACTTCCTGTTAAACTCATGCTCGTATTGCCGCACATCCGGAGTAAGTTTCATCTGAACGAACTGCATCATGGTCTGCTCGTTTGATGCGTAACTCTGCCCCTCGCTATCATTCAGGAAGCTTCCCGGGACATTAAAAACGTTAGCGACCCTTGAGCGAGTTATCCGCTCGGATGCTAACGTGTCTGATGCAAAGTATTTCTTATCAATCTCTTTCAAGTTGACGCCCGGTTCCTTGAACAATATCCCGCCATTTTCACTGTAGAATCGCTTGAAGTCATCGACTATCTTCTGTCTCTTATCTGCGTCCACATTAGCCCCGTATTCAAGAATGAAGCTGTCTTTCTTCTTCATCTCGGACAAGCTAAACTCTTGGACGGCTTTGTCATACTCCAAGGTGTTTCTAAGGACGGCAAGCGGGCTAATCCCCTTCCACCTAGACGATCCGGTTATGTGCTTGACGTGGATCATGTCCATGTTGTGGAAGTAGTACGTACCGCCGACACCACGCACTTCATACCAGAGTACCCCATCATCGGTGTTGATGATTGGAGTTACAACCGTTGGATCAATAGGTGTTATCGAACTGGGCTGGGCCCGTATATCACGACCAATGACGGCGTACCCGTTACCAGTCTCATTTCGGGACACTTCCAACTTGTTGATCAACTCAAACCCACCCATATTGGGATTTGGATTGTTAATGAGCAAGTCCGAAGCTTCATGATCCGTAATAATCTCATAGTTACGGTACAGCTTCAGTGGCAGCGCCGACATTGTATTTGCCAGTCGAGTAATAATTGCAAAGATTGTCTCATTCGTCGCCAGCTTACTATTATCGATTCCCCAGAATGTGCGACCAGCCCATGAAGAGAAATCAAACCCAGCGCCCTTCCACCCTGCTACCGCTGCTTTTGCAGCACCTGTAATTCGTTGATACCATTTCAAAACCTCACCCCCTTTCCCGGTCAAAGATCATTGACGGAAATGAACTGTATGTCTCCGCCGCCTGTAGGGACGGCCATCATCTTAACAACTTCCGTATGGGCATTCAAAAAGGCCGCAAAACCGTCAATCTTACGGTAGCGACCTTGTTTTGTTGGCATCCAGTTCTTTTTCGAATCCTCAACTAGCTTTACGTTGTTGAGGTACCAACGGAATAGAGGATTGTTGTTATAGACCACCTTGCCATCGATCAACATCTCTTTGGCATCTTTCAGTGCTGGACTGAGCGTCATTGGACCCTGACGAACATCCAGTGTTTCAAATCCATACGCTTTTAAATCCTCGACTAAGCGGTAAGCGTTGGCCGGGTCATACCCAATTCGCTCAATGTGGAAGCGCTTGGCCTGATTTACGAACCAGTCATAGATCATCTCGTACTTTACATATCTACCAGGACAAATAGAGAGAAGCCCCTCTTTTTTCCATTCATGAAATGGTAGCCCTTCGTTATCCAGGTCAACCTTGCGCTGCGGCACCCATGAGTGAGATATAACAGCTACTCTACCGTCATCCAATGGGAACTCCATACAGGCTGAGGTGAAGTCCTCTGATTGTGACAAATCGAAGCTACCGATACAGACTTTACCTTCAAGCTCCTTCTCATCGATACATCCGTTGTTTTTCTGAATGATCTCAAAGTCCACGAAAGACTGCTCGTCTGACTGTACGAATCGATTGAGTCTCTTAGTAATGAAGTCGTTCCGCTCAGCAGGAATATGTTTGCGATCTTCCCACTCCTTGAGCATATCCTCCATCTTGATCGTGACACCCAAGTTCGGGTTCGCCTTTATCCAATTGGCTGGGTTTTCTACGTCATCCTCAGGGTCGATCTCGGCCATAAAATAGAAGCTTTGTTCGGCTTGTATGACCCCATCAAGCACATCAGCCGCCTTACCGTAATAATCCATGAGAGGACCATCTAATTGATATCCCGCTGTCGTGATGTACAAGATCATCGGCTGAGTGCGAGCACCAGTCGAGTTCTTGATGACATTGATTAACTTGTACTTCGTGTACTCATGAATTTCATCAAAGGCGCCCATACTGCAATTCTTACCGTCTAGCTTTTTGCTATCAGTAGCAAGAGGTAGTATCTTGGACATTGTTCGTCTGAAACGTATCTCATGCAAAGTCTCATCAAAATGCTTCCGTAACAACGGGGAAGCCTTAATCATGGCCTTACATTCGTCAAACATGTCTCTCGCTTGCTCTTTTGAGTTAGCAAGCTGATAAACCCGGGCGCCCTTCTCCCCGTCCTTAGAAGCGGCATAAAGTGATAGTCCTGATACCATGGACGTTTTACCATTTTTACGCCCCATAAAAATAAGCCCCTCGCGGAAGCGACGGAGCCCAGTATCTTTATGCACCCAACCATAGAGTGACCCGATTATGAAGTGTTGCCACGACTGTAACTCTAGTCGATCGAAGTCACCCATCGAAGGTTTACAAAAGTTTTCGATGAATTCTATCGGTCTGTAGCCCATTTCTTCGTTAAAAACATACGGAAAGGAGGCTGTTCCTTGCTTTTTTAGGTCACTAAAATGACGCTGACAAGCCTGTTTTACCTTTTTAGAGGTTACGATCTTTCCGTTTATTACATCGAGAGCATATTGATTTGTTTGTAATTTAGGCGGCTCAGAAAGTGGTAAAAGCATCGGATGATTCGCCACCTTCCGGACTGACAACACCGGACACCTTTCTATCCGAAGCAGGGGTAAGTTTTAACTCAGCCTGCAGCTTCCGTTGATGCTCAATTATTTTGATAACCGCATCAACGGACTTGTTCTGTCGGTATATTTCCTGCGTTCCGTTCCTAAACAGCTCAACAACTCCGCGATCTTTAATATCTTCGATGTGTTGCTGTTTCAGCTGCTCTAACAAGGCCATATTATCCGTAATCATGATCGTCCGATCAGATAGATTGTCGTCGATTTCCAATTCACTGATAATGATTTCAAATAACTTTTTAGCGGATCGATGTCTAATCTCTTTTTTTGGTTTGTGCTCCATGACACCCCCCCCTCGTATAGAAAAATGTCTCCACGCCGAAAACGATTGGGCTCTCCGGTCCCCTGCGCCTCTGTCGCCCAAAATCGAGGGCAGGGGGGCATCTGTTCGCGTTTTTCGGGTAAAATCCCCGCAATCGACGCAGAATGCCGCAAATCGCCCTTCAAATGCGTCTCATGACGTGCCTTTTTCGGCGAATCCCATGTACATCGCACAATCACCACCTCTCAAGGTTAGCCTCAGCCTTCACTATGACCGCTCTACGCTTCTTCTCAGGCTCTTTCTTCTTTCCGCCACCCTTCTCCGGGTGTTCCTTGTTGTGACATGTAGGGCAGATGCTCTCAAGGTTGTCCTCATCAAGAGCAAGCTCTGGATAGTCCTCTAATGACTTGATGTGATGGACCGTGTTGGCCGTTGTGATGATCCCTTTCTTTAGACATGGCTGACAAAGGTAATGATCTCTTTCTAAAATGACAATCCTGCATTTCTTCCATGCCGTTGTCTTGTAGAAAGGATTGACCTTCTTCATTTGAACACGATAGTGAGTATCCATGTGTAGGTCATGATCGCTAACCATATCCACGGATCGGTTAAGCACCTGCCTATGAAACTACGCTTGAACTTGGAGTAAACTCTCCCTAGTTCGGTATGCCACTTAATATTGCGGTAGTGCCTAAACTTTAGTTCCTCCAATGGTCGTTGATTCAAATACCTGATGCTGTACGGCATGATCATCTTTCCGTATCTGCGATAGAACTGAAAGGTTTGTTTTAACCTATCGAAGTCCATATACCAAGGCTTTGCTTCATCTCTCAACAGTTCCTGTATTACATCATCTGTTAGTGGCTTATACCCATGACGCTTCAACCATCTACGCTTACGCTCATCTGTAATTAGTTCATACATCGTCTTCATTCTCCCTCCTATTTCCAGACAACAAAAAAAGCCCAGCACTCAGCAGCCGTTTGATTGGCATACTGAACACTGGGCCTCTAGGGTCTCTGGTTCATCGAATACTATTTTCACAATGCTTCTCATTCGTGTTAGTAATAATGGCATTATCGTACATCATGCACCGATGAGTTGAGCCATCGGCATATAGTTGAAGACACTCAGAACAAGCTACTACAACAGGCGCATGTTCTCGGAATACCTTCCATTGATCGCCGTACCATTTTGTTTCCATCTGATCGGCCAGTTGTTCTGGTACATTGAACTCGTTAAACACCTTGCACCTGGTACATATAATCTCTGCTTTGCCTTCTATCTTAGCAAGAAGCTTATTGCACTTTCTACACCTACATTCTTGCATATAGTTCCTCCTCAGAACTGATCGTATAGCCCTATCTCAAAGCGTCTGTGTGACGCATGTAAGAACGCTATGATATTCCCGTTGTTGCTCTTGGGTAGATGATCAAAGTGATCTCTTACCTGCTCTTCCCATTGCTCTATCGTGATGTCATATGAGATCAGATGATCTATCTGTTTTCTAATAGATGTGTATTGCTCTTCTGTAACTCTCATATGCTTCTTATGTTTATTATCAAAGAAGTATCTCAGATAGGTTTTTATATATGGATGATCTTCATTTCCTAAAGCGATGTATATGTTTAAATCTTTTTCATTCGTTATTATAAGATCATTAGTTATTAGCGTTGGATTTTCCACAACTGGAAAACCCAATTGTGGACGTAACGACGGGCTTTCGTAAATATCAAGTTCCCACGACATGATCTTTCCTCGGTCATTCTTGACTGGATATCTGTGTACATAACCCAGTTGCTCCAGCTCTTTCATACCTGTTCGGATACTGTCCTTTTTCTCTGTTGTGTGTTTAACTAGTTCATCCAGATAAAAGTGGAAACTATCTGGTTTGGACAACATGTATGATAACAATCCACGAGCCTTGAATGAGAGGCGTTTGTCATGAAGCGAATCGTTTAGGATTCGGGTGAACGGTGGCGCATGTTTACCTGACTTATTAACTCTATGTGTTGCCACCTCGCTCCCCTCCGGTTAATTAAACTTCCGCCATCACTCTGACCATGATCTCATTTGCTCGCTTGTGAATAGCGCTAAAGGCATCAGACCACGTACGGTCATGTCCAGCATCTTTGCCAACGACCACATGCGCGAATTCATGTGCAAGCACCTCCGCGGCTGCAGTAACCTTGATATGCGGAGAAATGCCCACTATAGGTATAGGCTCCATATCGTCGTTTGGAAAGAAAGTATACCCGTAGTACGGCTTCTGGAATGTCAATGCCCTGCCAACCTTCTCTTTGAACCCGTCTCCTGATAACGTGGGGTCCCAGTGTATTAGAGCATCAATCTCGGGATACAACTCTTTAGCTGCCACGATAACAGCGGAAAAAATATCATTGTCGATATACATTTAGATTAAACCTCCTCATGCACGAATCTCGCTTTCTTCACTCGATACAACGCCACGAAGATTCCCTTCTTCGGTTGCTACAAATAAAGTTATGTTGTTCATTGCTTCAGATAGAATCTTGCCGCCATCAGCCATTGCCGCTTTGATCCTCTCTAATGCCTCGTCGAACTCTTTAGTTGTTCTGGCTGTGATATTAACCGTCAAGTTCCCAACATTCAATGGCTTCGGTTCACTCAACCCAAGATCATCTTCAATGCTATCTAACACCTTCTCGATACGATCCTCGAAAGACTTTCGTCCGCTTTGGATTGAGGATTCTCTTCTCAACACTTCGAGACGTTCCAAGTATTTCATCTTTAATTCAACATCCTTGCTGATAGGAAGATACTCCGACAACGAACACATATACCTGTCGCCATCCTCTATAGGATCAAGTCCCAACTCATCTTTAATCTGATTAATCGTAGATGCTCCCGAGCTCAACTCTCTTTGCGCTTCTTTAATTCTGTCTGGTGCTATCATTCAAATCATCCTTTCGTCCTCTGTTGTTCCTACCAACACAAATAAGACAGCAAGAGCAGCTGCCGTGATTAACACTTTTCTTTTCAATTCATTCACCGTCTCTTTACTCGATAATAACTCGGGCACCGAGCTTTTCAAACCACTGAACATGACTGCATGTCGCCACGGGATTAAGCTGCCATTGACCTATGAGAACTATAAGCATCGCTTCATGATTTAGTCCATCCAAGAAGGTGGGATTCCTGCCTACAAACTTTACTCTCGCATCCTTTGGATGTTTGTCCCGGACAAGTCTCCATAAGAATTTAGCCTGTTCCACATTCTTTCCAATCACGAGTATAAGTTCTGTACGCCTTGGTTCCGATTCACTCATCAAGTACCCTTTCTTCACGTTCCAGTCAATCATGTTTTGTCGTGAGTCGTCTTGTATGTTGTGCGCGTTATCCATTTGGTTCACCCTTTCGTTATCTCCCGAACTCTAACAACGCAGGCCCAATGTAGGTCGTTTTCCCGGTGTCCATGTCCACGAATTGCGCGTTAGCTGCTTCTATATACTTTCTTGACATTATCTTATTAACTTCATGCATAGCGCTATCGCCGTTTGTGTATCCGCCTATCCAGGAATTTGAAACACTCTGTATATCTTTAAGTCTGCATTGATCGGCCTTACCCATTCAGTCCACCTTCCCCCTCAACCTCTAGCCTCAACGCATCCATCTTCTCTTTAATCAGCGCCTGAATCTCTGCTTCTTTTCTCGCAGCATCCTCGTGATTGTCATTAGGATCCGCGAACCTCTTCTGCACACGTCTGATTCGTGCCTGAAGCTTTCGGATCTCAATGTCAGTGTAATGCACTAAATATTCATGATCACAATGCGGACAATTGAAGTATGTCTTCTCAACCTTATCTGGCAGCTTCGCGGTCTTAAATGACTTAACCTCGAACTCCTTCTGACAACCGGCATTGCAATAAATTTTAAGGTTGCTCATCATTCACTAGTCCCTTCAAGAGTTCGTAGAGCGCTACTCTAACAGATGCTTCGTAGTCAGGAACCAGTCTGTTCGTTGTGTTATGTTTTATAATCTGAGCATCGTCCAAAGCCATGTCGATTTTAGCTTTTAAATCCCCTTCGTTAATAACAAGAGTGAATTTTGTTCGTACTACGACTGAACCATAGTGACATGAATCTACATACAAAGTGGCTACTTCCGGTGTGATATTAACAATCATGATTTCCAAATTAATCACCCTTTCTTTATAAAATGAGCTCCCCAATAAAATAGGAGAGCGATAAGTATAATTATTAAATATAACCACCAATAGTTGATTAACTTTTCACCTTCGGTCATGTGGATCATGTCATGTATGAACTGTTTCATTAGATGCTCCTTTCGGACTAAAGAAAAAGCCGCTCATTTGAGCGACTTAATTTTTTCGTTTTTTGAAGATTAAACTTTTATGAATAATCACAAATGGGTGCTTAATATTTAGCCAAGCTCTATGTATCTTGAATTTTTTAATTTCGAACGGCGTCATCTTTACAAATCTATCGTCTGTTTTTGAGCGATCGGCATTAAATTTCCAATATCGCTTAATAACAGTCCCGCTTGCCAGTTCATACGTTAGTATCAATGAAGTTTTAGCGTCAAATGAAAAATAAGAGTCTTGTGTTATTGAATAAACACATGTGTCACCAGATTTCATTTCTGTGCGTCCAATCAGATCAAGTTTTATAGTGTCATAGTATTTATATGACTTCTCCATAACATTTACCCGTTGTACATTTTTGATAAAATAACCTTGCACTTTAATTTCAAATGCATCACTGTGCCCTGAATTAGCAACCATAACAACAAATTCCGGTCCTGAGGATGTTTCTAAATTGAATGTAACTCTTGTAACACGAAGCTGCGTTATGACCCCAGTATCTATAGCTCGTTTAGAAACGACTAAAGACACATAAGCAATAAAAATAGCAGCAATTGAACCCAGAGCCTGAATCCAGTCAGTAACACTTGATTTTTTTACTAAGTCTAGCAATACATCTACCAAATATCTCCCCCCTCGAGATCGTGATTCGACTTTTGAAAGGAATACCCTCTTGATTCAAAAGTACAGCACCCGTTAGTGTGTTATAGCCTATTTATATATTCCATAATCTCACTACCCAACCTAAATGATTCTTGTCTAACATTTGATTGGTACTTATCATACATTTCAGTGCTAAATTCCCCATCTTTGAACCAGTACTTACTGTAGTAATCATTATATAGTTCAAATATTTTTGTAATATGATCTTTTTTGTCTGGTAGATATTTCGCCATTTCACTTGGAGATGGCAGTGCGATTAACTTCGCATATTTTAAAGTTGTAACGTCAAGACTTGAATACTGACCCACTACTGCATCATGTAAATATTTAACGTCTTTTTTTACGCGTTCAAGATATATCGCAGAAATATATTCCTGTTCTTCTTCCTGCTTTTTGATTTGTTCCTTATTGAATAATAAGCTTTCCCTAGCTGCATTTGCACTCTTTATAGCTGCAAAGGCACTTGTAATTGCAGTAGCAACTAAAAGAACATTTGATAGTGTCGTCCATTGAATAACCATATTCACCCCTCCATGCCTCACATTTCGACACAAGGAGTCAATTACCTGCTATTCCCAAACAATCCGTTCTCCCAACGCATCTTCATCGCCAGTCTTCATGATCTCCCAGCACGTTTCACAAAATGAAGCGCCTAGCGTTGTATGCTGTTGTGGATCTGGATCGTTACAAATCGTACATTTATCTGTTGTAGGCCGCTTTGATTTACCTGTTTCTTGATCGACAAACAT